AAGCATGTAAGATACACTTTTCAGAATCCTGATCACATCAAATTTCTACTAGACCCAAACAAAGTTGACTGGGCAGGCGGACACCTCTACATGAGGTAACCGCCACTATATTAACCATTATTCACATTATTCCAGGAATTTTATTATGAGTTGTCAAGCAAACACCGATCTAATTGAAGCACTATATGAGGAAGCACTTGTTGAAGTGCATGGTGATGAGCAGAAAGCGGAAGAGATCGCAAACATTCGTTTTTGGGAGATCGCACAGTAATGCCACAAATCAATCTCACAATCGAGGAGCATCAATCACTTACTAGACTTTTAAGTCATCCTAAGGCAATTAAGTATAGAAGTGACCTATATGACACAGATACATTTGACTCAATGGAGGATAAGGTATTTGATGCAGTAAACAATCTCACAGTCGAGGACTTTTAAATGAATTTATTCCCGATTACATTTGATGAGCAATATGAAATCATCAAATTATATGATATCCTTAGGGATATGGATTTTGAATTAACACCACTACAGCAATCAGTATTTGACAAGATACTCAACTCAGAGTATAATGACTAACATGGAAGACATTTTTTCAAATCTCACTCAAGAGTTAGACAAGTTGACTATTCGCAAGTCTAACGCTAAACCCTACACTATTCCGCAACCATCCGCACCTAGGGTTGTGCCACTTGCGGAAGTGGTACACATTCGCACACTACCGTCGAATTAACCACTATAATATTAGTATAACAAACAAACACGGAGCACCACATGAGAAAGATCGAAAGAGAAATGAATTCAGCAATCCGCAACCGCAGAAACTTCTCATCATCTAATACTATGGTTAAGTGTGGATGGGAAGGCGAAGTTGATGTTTATCTACATGGTAATCACATCGCTACAGTTAAGTCTAACTCAATCATCATTAAAGATGGCGGTTGGCAGTCAAACACCACTAAGTCACGTTTAAATGCACTTCTTGATGAATTCTCTTATGGCACTCGTGTTTTTCAGAAAAACTTTGAGTGGTTTGTAGGTTATAAGAATGTAACCGAGGAATTCGTAAGCGGTATGGAGTTAGCACTCTAATCGCTTCCAATATGGGTTAATTAGGTCACTATTATTATTAAAGGTTAGATAACGCAACTCGCCACCACTCTACCGCCCAAACAACTAAATAACTCACACGACAGGGATCTAACGATCCCTTTTTCCTGTTTTCACTATGACTCAATCACCATTAAGCGATAATTTAGATAATGCAGTAACTAACGAGGTTTACGCACTTTTTGCCCTACCAGTTGGTCGGTATGCTTTCCCAAATTTCCCCACTATTAAAAAACAGATATTCAAGTGGATAGAAACACAGGATATAAGACCAGAGCATGATCGCAACGCAATTACTCATAATGTTTCACAAATAGGTAAGAGAAACACAATTCTAGAAGACAATGCGAGCGTCGCCGATTTTTTGCTAGACAAGTGTAGAGAGTATAATAAGGAAGCATACAACTATGACCTCGATTTTGCAATTTCAGACTGTTATCTAGAATTAGCAACTAAGGGAGCATTATATGCACCACATGAGCATTCTAATTGTATCTACTCGGCAACCCTATTAATCAATTACATCGATGGGCATTCACCTCTAAAGTTTAGGAGGAATGTAGCAGGGAGTTATTATCCTGTTATGCAATTCCCCAATAAGGATTACACAGCATTTAATATGACTGAAGCAACCGTGCCTATGAATGAAGGAGATCTTATCATCTATCCGTCAAGTATGACACATGGGTATGAGGGTAACCCCTACGACGATCGTGTAACAATGACAGTTAATTTTATCCCAAATAAATAACAGTTTTTGCCCACCTATGCCAGTTTTTGACAATTCTGTAAATGTATAAAAAAACATACTTAAGTGCTTTATACACCGTTGGCTTAGAGCGTAACACATCGAGATTTTTTTGTCAAGCATACACAGGACACTCACAAAACCTGCACAGGGGAGTTGACTTATATGGGCAAAACCCTTATAATTACTAGGTAACATCAAATTAGGATGACTGAATGAATTAATGCATGGGACGGACATACAAACGTAATGACCCACACAATTCAAACAAACCTAAGACACTACGAGAGAAACGCCTATGGAATAGCAAACAAAAGCATGACCCTATGAAGGATAAACATCCGCAACAATCCGCACCCTATGAGGATGAGACATGAGTAAGGTTTTTCAACTACCTACACACCCACCCGTAAACATCAAAATATGGGAGAAGAGTAGGAAATACTTTTGGCAATATGATTATCCCGAGTGTCCTAAGAATGGACCTTTTAGGAGTCAGGCAAGTGCACTTGATGACGCAAACAAACACAGCAGGCGATGAGCATACCCAAGCAAATTGAAACACTATTGGACACATATGAAGCAGGCGGTTTACCACCTGATGAAATTGTGATTATGGCACAGTGGTTAATAGATACAGGACTCAATGAGGAGTTAACACAGTATACCCAACTATGTGACTATTGCATTATGGAGGGTATGTGTTACGATGTAGTTATTGGGGACACTATGTAACAGCACACAGCACCAGGATATAAAGAGTTAAATCGCAGTAAATTGCGGTAATTCTTTATACTTAGCGAAGCGGATATATAAAAACTCTTACTTCCCTAACCTACAAAAGTATCCCAAAGCGAGAGTTTTGTTTAAGCAATATAAAAAAATTTTTCCAATATAAAAATCCCCCTCAGAGGTCAATGGGTAGACGCAAGAAACAACAAGAGTTAGAGAGAGAATACTCACACTTCCTTGGAGAGAAGTGGCGAGCAATACACTCTTGGAGTTGCTACCATTGTGTAAGAAAATACTATCGGTTATACTTGAATAGAGATCTAAGAGATTTCTGTAAGGAAGATCATATATACGCTTTTACTGACGATGCTATCAACACTGAGAATGGCGAGTATGTAATGAAGTCAGAGATGTGGGAGAAAGCATCATTAGATAGTTTGGAGAAGGATGATATAATCCTCTTCAGACTGTGGTATACGCCTCTAGAAGGGGGTTATACTAAAAGACATGGGCAAGCACCTAACCATGGAGGTGTTTACCTAGGTGATGGGTTTATGTTACATCATCCTTATAAGGGTGAGAGTCAGATTACAGACCTAAAAGCACCAGGCAATAGTTTCTATATGGAAACATGCGTAGGTGCAATTCGGGGAAAGTCTACATAAATTGTATCCACTATAACTTCTAATGAGCAAACGATACATCTTAGATGTAGAAGCAGACGACATCGGTGATCTTTTCATCACACTTCCTGTCGAGTTAATCGAGGAGTTGGGATGGCGAGAAGGCACTGAGTTAGAATATACCGAAGAAACTGATGGCTCTATTATACTGAAAGCCGTTGAAGAGTAAAAAAATCGCGAGCGTGAATCATGCCAGTTAAATCAACTAGTCCTATTAGTTATGGGGATGTTGCAAATCCCGACCAATCGCTACCTACTCAGGGTATGGACGATATGGAAAAAATCGCTTTCTGCCTACAAAAGGTGGGTGAAGGTTTAGAGAATCTTGCAAAGCGAGTGTCCATTAGCGAGGGGGCAATCCAAAAGTTACCTCCACCTGGTGCAGATATGATTCAATACAAACCAAAAGGTTATGAGAAGCATCTCAACATCAAAGAGATCCTAGATGATCTGTATGACCGACTAAATAAATTGGAAGAGCGTATGAATTGATCGGTGCCTTGTTATATCCTATCAACAAAACGATCGTTTCCTAACCCTATAGAGGGGGAGGATTATGTAAAACCTTTCTATGATGAGGAAAACAACGAGAATTACGAAATAGAGTATCTCGACGAAGGTCCTGGCACTATGCCGTTAGGCAAAGATATAGTGCATTACATAGGAGAGGAGCAAAAAACGTGTGTCGGCAACTGTAATGGTGACAGACAACCCGTATATCGCTTCTATAGAGGTGTAAAAGACGATCACAAGTATAGTAAAACCCCAGAATTGACGAAAGAGCATGCTGTTGGGGACGATGAGCACTGGCAAAAAGTATTAAGAGGGTATAATCCTGAGCCTAGACAAGGACAGATACCTGTTTTTTACCTGATGCAGACACAAGTAGGAAATTCTGTGCCTGTTTACATCTGGTTTAGAGGAGAGAGGGACGATAATACAAAATTAACGCTATCAAATACCGCACCAAGTAGTAATAATGGTAAACCTTACTACCTAGTGGGCACTTTAGGATACATTTTTACTAGTTTGAGTGATGCACAGGCACAAGCAGGGACAGATGAGACCCCTGTGCCTCTATATCACTACTTCTATGACCCAGAAGATGACTTTTATACCATTGACCCTGCCTCAGAAGTCGAGTTGAGTGGCGGTCCTATCGCCCCCAGAGAGGTTAGAGGCGGTAGATATGTATATCAGGGTATCTTTGGGTATGTTTTTGCAGGAGATAACCCAGATGCACCAGAAAGCACCTTCCAAGACATCGGAAATATAGGTCCTACTGGTCAATGCGTCGATAAAAGCAGTTGGTATACATGGGGAGCAGAAGGATCTGGGTTTACTTACAGAAATTACAGACAAAATCGCTTCGGGACTAACGCATTTGGTCAACCAATCGGCACACCAGGCGTTGCAGGCTTCGGAGATTACTGGGGAGGCAGCATTGGAAGCGATGGAAGCGTCTCTACAACGGAAGATGCAAACTTTGAGTGGTTATATGGACTGAATGGTGCGATAAAAGGAGCGGTGCCGAGGTTTCTCGGGTTTCAATCATGCTATGACTCGCAATATTTGTATTATTTGTATGATACATCGTATCCGTGGAATGGTCCTATCTTCGGTATACAGTATCAACTGTCAGATGCAGCGTGTTGTCCTAACCATTATGGCAGTAGTAGCAACAGAAACGAGTGTGTTGTGCACAAAGAGTGGTATTCACACTTCTATCAGATCCGCCAAGACTCATGGAAGACTACAAAGTCGCGAATTGATGTGCGTGGACCTGCAGGAAGTGGTGTAGATGAGTCATTTAGGACTGCGGACACAGACACACATAGGATATTCTTCAAGTATTTGACCACTACAGGCACATTCCGCAAGGGTGAGCAGATAAACGGATGGAATATTGCGGGCGTTTTCTACTTCGGTGGCAAAATGAATGCAGGATATATGGAATTACAGAAGGATGGACATAAAAATGGCAAGGAATTCTCCTATCTACAGGAGTTTGAGAGTCATCCATACCCTTCAGAGGAGGATGAGCCTCCTATTCCTAAGGCAAGGATACAAGTTTTAGCGGGATTTGGCATTCCAGACAAGGCAGCCTTCTTTGGAGTATACGAATTTGAGAAAAATATTGCGTATTACAAGGTAAAACTAGATCCAAAGGCACTCATTCCTACCCGCACACTGGATTTAGCAGAGGCGGAAGCGATTGTAGACACAGAAGGTAAGATTACAGAGATCGTAATCATCAATGGTGGCGTAGGATACAACAATCCTACCGTAACTATTAGTGAGCCAGGTCAGTTAGAGGAGTTTAGTAGCACAGATACAGCACGTCAGATGCGTGGTGCCTTCCTCAGAGACTACGGAAAGCCTGTAAAGAAGTTTCCAGACTATAATGAGACAGGTGAAATCGGTGAGCAGAAGATTTCTTTGGACAAATTTGAGCGTAGACAACTACAAGTGCTCAAAAATAGGAAGGAAAGAGAGTTTGATACGGTGCAACAATTCCGTAATGCAGAAGTTAGGATCGGAAGGATCACAAAATCAGGTATTATCAAGCGGATTGACGTGATTGATGGTGGATCTGGTTACGATCCGCAGTTTCCTCCACAGGTTTACATCGCTGAGAAGGGCATTTCTATCAATGTAGACACTAAGTTTAAGGAGCCTGCACTAGATGACAGTCAAACTGACGTTGCAAACATGTTTAACTTCGAGTCTGATGATGGAAATACCATGACTCAAGAGAATCCATTGTCAGGAAGCATCGTTACAGACGAAATGAGCACCATAAATGCAGGTTATACGACTAATGTGCCCATCACATACATGGAATATGCAGAGGTTGACCCAGAAGGTAAGACAGTTTTGTGTCAAAACCTACCTGCGGACTGTATTGACATCAATATGGGTCTACCTTTACTCAAAGCAATGCCTCCTGTAGACACTTTTGAGAATCTAGCAGCACAAGAAGAGCCTAGAATGCTCAAAGGACCCGATGAAACAGGTCAACCCGCAGGAGAAAAGTTTTCAAGCGGTGTATATTCCGATATTTTGAGCGGTCTCCGCTCTACTGAGGCGGATAGCGAAGCATTTAACGGACTATACGGATCATTTGACGGAAATAAGTGCTTGATTGTGGATCAACCAGTCATTCATAACATCAAAAAGTGGTTTCAGATGCCATGTGCGTATATGGAAGCGGAAGATAACCCTCGTGAAAACTTCTATGGGGAGGTAAAAGACAGACTTACCGCATCTAGGAAGGCATTTGGGTATCTGCCTTGGAAATATTGTGCTCCGCATGATGAGAAAGCAGAGTTTACGGTCGCACTGTCCTTTGATGGTAAAGCAACAGGGTCGCAAGGACAGGCATTTATGCAATTTTTGAATACACTACCCAAACCAAAGCTCACACCAAAGAGAAAAGTGTCAGGCGGGTATAAAACATGGAATTGCACTAGAGGTAATGTGCCTGGTAGATGTTACCGTGGTAGTAACAATAGTATAGAATACGTCCCAATCGGACTTGAGGAAAATACATATGATTATAACCGTAGTAATTACACTAGAGCACAGCAGTTTGCACTATGGTTAGGAGATAATCTAGATGCGGATCCATTTGATACTACCGCAACTTGGCAAACTTTAATTACTACTACAGATGAGCAAGGAAACGAAACGACAGCATCATATCCAGGCTCACAAAACTATGTTAATTTCACAGTCAATAATGGGAGCTGTCCAAATGATCCTACCAATATCCCTCATGACTGTTGGGATAAGTTTGTTAGAAAAGGAAATAACACGGATGGGTGCTTGGATGTTTACTGCGGATGGGACAACTCAGGTAATCCACTTGCAGGACAAACATACTATGAGATCACACCCCCCGCTTCAAATAACACAGGAGCAAATGGTCTAAACAACTGGACGTCTAGTTGGCCAGGTAGCGGTAGTGGTCTGTGCAACAACTGTAATGCCCTAGAGCACGTTGCAGACTGCTCTATTGCCATTGACCCTAAACGTATGGAAACAGAGCGTTACAGGATCAAAATGGGGGACTACACAGGAAAGATGGAAGTCCTTAATTATCTGACTGGTGGCACAAATGCTCTGTCACGAAGTATCAAAAACCTAGGAAATCCATACTTCGATGAGTGCCAAGATAAATACCCATATCTGGACGGAAGGGAGCTCAGAGGTGAAGGATAATGGCATTTGGATTTCTTAAACCAGTTGCTGCTATCAACGGACTACCATGCTCAGGGCATGGTCTCTGTCTACCGCCTGTTGTGCATAGCACAGAGGCATGTGGTGCTATTCCTAGGACTAGATCTATTCGCATCAAAGAATACTCTTGTTGGTGGCCACCACTACCATTAGTGCCAATGACACCTTTAGCACCAAATCGTGCTACAGTATTAGTCAATGGTTTTCCAATCATGTTGGCGGGTGATAAATTCATTAAACACCCATCTGCATGCACAAACATAGTCATTCATATGTGTCCATGTGGAAAATCTTTGTGCCCAAAACCAACACCCTACCCCTGCTCGGTATTAACGACAGAGGATAAAGGTATTGGACATGATAGGACTGTATATCCTACAACCCTAACTGTGTTTGCACTCAAGAGATTGGTTGCACGACAGTTAGACCCCTTGGGAGTCGGGTTTCCTGGCTTCTCATACCCCTGCTCTTCCGTAGTTGCTTACGGATCTATGAATGTCTGGGCAGGATAGTAAACTTACCCAATTATTATGGCTCTTTATAACAACACCCAAAAACAAAAAGCAACTCCAAAGAAAACTAGACAAGGAAGAGGGAAGAATACCAAGTATTCTGCAACCTCCTCAAATGAAGCGAGAAAAAAGTATCGCGGACAAGGCTAAATATAATTAACTACCTTGTTTTTCCATGGTGATAGTCGATAGATCGGATGAATTCATCAGAAGTGGTAAAGTGTTGATCACTGACTACGGATCTGAAAGACGTTTTGTTAAAAAGGAAAAAATTCGTAATGGCAAAACTTACGCTAATGTATAGTGTCATACAGAATTCGATCAGATAAGAATATAAGTCGTGGTTTTAGAGATTTTGCGATGTCTTTCAAAGCAAATCCTAACAGCCGCGACTTTGGTGCTGTCAAAAATGAGAATGCAATCAAACAGGCAGTCTTAAATCTGGTCAAAACCGACGTTGGTGAGAAACCTTTTCAAAATGCAGTCGGGTCTAGAGTAACTGGACTACTTTTTGAGCCTTATGACGTTTTTACAGGTGAGGCAATTAAAGACGAGATCATCTCAACCCTTGAGAAATACGAAAAACGCATCAGAGTCACTTCAGTGGACGTCACAGACGGTCCTGACTACAATTCTCTAGATGTGCGTGTTGAATATGTCATCGTAGGTGAATCAATCGTGAAAGAAATCGATTTCATACTAGAGAGGACGTAATGCCTGCAGTACCATCAGAATTAACCTCCTTGGATTTCTTTGAAATCAAGGAATCTATAAGATCATACCTTAGGACTCGATCTGAGTTTACGGATTATGACTTTGAGGGATCTGCTGCGTCTTATCTTCTCGACATTCTTGCTTATAACACTTATTATACTGCATTCAATGCAAACATGTCTCTCAATGAGGCATTCTTAGAAACATCTACTGTCAGAGACAATATTGTTAAAGTTGCTAAGCAACTTAACTACACTCCTCGTAGTGTAAAGTCTCCAAAAGCGTTTGTGACAGTAAGAATACAAACTTTAATCGGTGCAAATGGTCTAACTTACCCTGAGCAGGTTACAATTAACAAGGGTGACTCATTTAGTGCTGAAAATAACTTTGATGACTATATTTTTACAATTCTAAGTCAAGTCCAAGCACCTGTTGACCAAACAACTGGTATTGCAACCTTTAAATGCGTCTCAGCGTATCAAGGTAACCTTCTTAGCTACTCGTTTATTGTTAATAACACTAAAAAACAAGAATACATCGTTCCTAGTGAAGATGTAGACACTGAAAGGATGATTGTTTACATTTCTCCTTCTGTGCAATCGTCAGAAATCGATATTTACAATAAAGCAGACTCTTCTGTTAACCTAGACGGCAATTCTCGTATTTACTTCCTTGAAGAAGTTGATGATTTACGTTATAAGGTAATTTTTGGAGATGGCGTCTTAGGAAGAAAGTTAGTTGACGGTGAATTCGTAAAAATTGACTATGTAAGGACTATAGGAAAGGAAGCTAATGGTGCGAGGGATTTTACTTTCATTGGTACTGCTGTTGATAGCGAAGGACGTATCATCGGGAATAATGCAATCACTGTCACAACCGAAAATGAGGCAGCAGACGGGGAAGATAGAGAAACTCCCGTATCAATCAAGTATAATGCCCCAAGATTGTATACAACCCAAAATAGAGCAGTAACAGAAAGAGATTTTGAGAATCTAGTAAGACAACTCTACCCACAATCACGATCTGTGGTTGCATATGGTGGTGAGAAGTTGAATCCTCCTGTTTATGGAAAAGTATACGTTGCAGTTAGACCCAAGACTGGATCTAAGTTAAATGAGACTACAAAAGTCAGAATTAAAAACCAATTAAAGGACTATTCGATCGGTGCTATCGATCCAATCATCATTGATCCTACAACTCTCTATGTTATTCCTAAGTCTTACGTTTACTATAATGGTAATGACACTAATCTGTCTGCTAATGACCTAAGAACTAAAGTGTTGAAAAACATTGACGACTATAACGCTCAAAATGCTGCAAATAGATTCAACAACAGATTTGAAGGATCTAAGTATGCAGGTGTAGTTGACAATGCAGATCCTGCTATCTCTGGTAGCACGACTCAACTCACTCTAGGACAGAATTTAGACGCATTCCAATTTGGTCAAGTATTTAACCAGTGTCTTGACTTTAACAACCCTCTCTTCCGTCCTGGCGACTTCTCAGGGACACCTGAGGACTCTAATGGAGATGGAAGCGGAGATGGCACAGGAGGTAATTGTAAACCAACCTTCTCTGTCGTAAAATCTGGCACCTTCTATGCTACTGGTTACACAGAAAGTCTTTTAAACAACGCAAACTTAACTAGTGGCGTTGTCCAAGTGGATACTGCAGTCTTTGACTCTAATACCGCACAAACTCTTGTCCCTGTAAATCTAAGGGATGATGGTAATGGCAATATGATGCTTGTTACTGTCAGAGATGAAGCAGAAGTAATCCTTAACAATAACGTCGGATCAGTCAACTATAACACTGGTGAAGTGTGTATAGGACCTCTTAATGTAGCACTGACTCCTGACGATACTAACAGAATTCCAGTGGTTGTCTACCCTAGCGGTGGATCTATTGAGCCTCCATCAGGCACAGACCCAATTATCTTCAACCCAGATGTAAATCCTATAGATTATACTGTCAATGACTTGTCAGTCCCTATCTTTGATCCTAACAATTTCAGTGGATTTAACTTTGGCGGTGGAGAGCTAAATATACTTGATTACCCCACGGATAGTTTCACTTATCCCGAATTAGAAGAGTGCTTCTAAGATATGTCTAGAGTTAATGTTTCTGACAGAGTTGAGCAACAACTCCCTGATTTTATACGGCAGGAAGATCGTCAGTTCGTACAATTACTTCAAGAATACTACAAGTCACAGGAGAAAGTCGGTAGACCATACGACATTCTTAACAATATACTCGATTATCTTGACATTGACACTTATCAGTCAAATGTCTTAACATCTGAGACAACTGTGCTACAGGCGATCGGTCTTAATGACACCGAGATCGTCGTGGAGGATATTGACGGTTATCAGGAGCGTAACGGTAGCATTAAGGTTGATAATGAGATTCTCTATTACGAATCAGTAACTAGAGGTCCTGATGCTATCATGACACCAGGTATTTCACCTGCTGAGTTTAAAAAGAAAGAGCAAGCACTAGAAAATCCATATAACCTATTTGATGGAGTCCGTACTTCATTCCCACTTAAGTTTCAAGGCACTCCTGTAACTCCTGCGTCTGTAGATCACCTTGTAGTTACTGTATATAACCAAACTCTACGTCCTACCATTGATTACACTGTCAATGGCACAAACATCATCTTTACAACTCCTCCCAGATCACCCTCTGGTGGAGATGATCAAAGTTTTACACAAATTAAGTATCTGATCGGTTTTGCTGATAAAACCATCGTTACTATGGATCCTATTCCTGTTAGTGAATGGGAAGGCACCAAATATTATCCTTTAAGAGTAGGTGGTAGAGCATATACTCCTATTTCTGACGTTGCTCTAGTTGTAAACCGCACAGGACAACTACAGAAACCTTTTGAGCAGTTTAATGTCTATCAAGATACTCTAGTTGCTAAGTTTGCACTTGGTAGTGCTGATACTCTTCATATTAGAGCGATTGAGTTTGTGCCTGCCTCATTTGGTAGCGGTGCAACTGCAGTTTGTAATGTACTTGAGAATAAGATTGATACTATTCTAGTTAAAGAAGGTGGAAAGGGATATAGACTTGATTTTGCTCCTAGAGTAAACATTCAGACTGCTACTACTGGTGAATATGCTACTGCACAAAGTTTGGTTGCAGGTATTAAAGATATTCAGTTAATTTCTGGTGGTCAGGGTTATACATCTTACAACCCACCCATTCCTTTAGTTACTCCTCCTACAAATCCTAACGGTAGACTTGCAAAGGTTGCTTTGACAGTCAATGATACCACTGGAATGGTAGATTCAGTAAGAATTACTGATTCTGGATCTGGATATGACTTTGTGCCAGTCATTACCTTCAATAATCCTGGCGGTGCAACTATTAGTGATGCAACTATTGACTCTGAAGGAAGACTTAACGTAGATAGCATTACAGTTACTAAAGCAGGTCTTAATTATGCTAATCCTCCTACTATCTACATCGACCCTGCTCCTGAGGGAGGAATCAACGCTATTGCTGAGTGCTCACTAACTCCTGAGGGTGGTCTTCTAGCGGTTACTATCGTTAATAGAGGTCGTGGGTATACAACTGCACCAAGATGTCGTGTAATCGACCCTGTAGGGGCACAGGTGCTTGATGTGACGGTATCTAGCGGTGCTGTGACAGATATCGAATTGTTGACAGGTGGTAGAGGTTATACTGACGCTCCTTCTGTCTATATTGTTGATGATCGCAAAGATGCATACGGTGATCCTATTGGAGGCACAGGTGCAACTGCTGCTGCGACGATTTTCAACGGTGAGTTGACAGATATCAATATTACTAACTTTGGTACTGGTTATTCATCGGAGTTTCCTCCTAAAATTTACATTGCTGAGCCTCTTGCAGCAAAAGCATCTGTAAACGTCGGATATGATGAAGTTACTGGATTTGTAATCGAAGAGCGTGGTAGAGAATACGTTCCTAGTGCTTTTAACGGTGTTGTCCGTGGTGTTTCCAACGTTGTTGATTATGATGAATATGGAAACCAAGTTTATGCAAAAGAAGAGCAACTTTCAACAAGTACTCACCCAATAGGGTCTGTTGTCCACAACCTTGACTCTATTTTCATCTATCAGTTATTTGAGAAGTTTAGAAAGCAATATTTGCCCACTATTCAACTCGATCCATCGAAAGTTAACCCTGTTAACGTAATTAAGAATATCAGGGACTTCTATCTTGCAAAAGGTACTGCATTAGGTGCAAAATACCTTTTCAAGATTTTGTTTGGTGAGGAGATTGAAGTATCTTACCCTAAAGAGCAGATTATCTCTCCATCTGCTGCTACATGGGTCGTAGACACCATTCTAAGGACACAAGTGGTGTCTGGTGACCCTGCTAACCTAATTGATGCAGAAGTTATTCAATATGCCGACGAAGTTGACCAGAATGTCAAATATGCATCAGCATTAGTCGAAAATGCGATTTCTATCATCAAAGGTGAAGATACAATTTATGAATTGGTGATTTCTGAAGAAACACTGGTTGGCACCTTTAAGATTCCTTATAAAACACGTCTAGTTGAGCCATTAGACACTGTAGACCAAATTGTTACCGTTGACTCGACTATTGGGTGGCCAGAGAGAAACGGCACCTTCTTTATTGGAGATAATGAAGAAGTCCAGTATAAAGAGAAGTCACTAAACCAGTTTATTGAATGTACTCGGTCAAATAACGATATTGTCGAAGATTGGGATCCTGGCACCATCATTACTTCCAATATCTTCATATACGCTAATAGAGGCACTTCTACTGAAGTCAAAATGCGTGTTTTGGGTATTGCCGAAGCAGGAAGCACTGTGCTCGACGATACTGGATCATATTACCTACCTGGCGATAAATTAAAGGTTGCATCACTTGGATCTGACTCTGTTGGCGAGCAAAGACTAGAATCTTGGTTTTACAACGTTAAAAAACTTATTAAGGTTTCTGCAATCGATCCTGGCGGTGCATCACAAGTTGCAACCGTAACAACCGAAGAACCTCACGGATTGTTGGTTGAAGACACCGTTACAGTGTATGGTGCAAACCCAGTTATCTTTAACGGCACATTCCAAGTATCTTCTCGTATTGACGAGTTTACTTTCTCATATAGAGTTGCTACACCAACTGATATCATTCCAGTTGGTAATATCCTTCTTTCAGTCGATCTTAACAGAGGTAAGTCCACTGAAGTCCCAATTAACAATGTTGTAACCGAATTTACAACTAATATTCAGAATTCCTTCTTCAACGCTGATTATGTCTACGTTGCAGCGTCAGGTCTTCCAAACTACAAGATAGGACCTTTTATTGGGTCTGCATTGATACCTGGCAACCAAAGAAAACTTATTAGAGTCCCTAGAGTCGTAAATACCGTTTCTGAGAGACAAGAGATTGCTGCTAACAGTGCAATCGGTGCTTGGGTAAATGGTGTCTCTATTTGGTGCTATAAGTCAAGAGAGTCAGTCCTTTTCGGTCCTCTGACTGGTATTGTCGTTACTACACCAGGACAAAACTATGATGCAGGATCTCCACCAGAAGTCCTTATTGAAGGTGGTGGTGGATCTGGTGCAACTGCTACTGTTACAGTTAACGGTAGTGTTGATTCATTTGAAGTAACAAACAGTGGATCTGGTTATACTTCATCACCTTTGATCTCTATCGTTGGTGGTGGTGGATCTGGTGCATCTGCAAGTGCTGTTGTTACTAATGGTAATATTACTCGTATCTTGGTAAGCAATCCTGGTAGTGGTTTCACATCACAACCATCTATCACTATTACTGGTGGTGGCGGTAGTGGTGCTGCAGCAACTGCTAATATCAGAGGTCCTATCTCTGCTGTTACACTTACATCTGGTGGATCTGGTTATACATCTCTACCAAATATCTCTGTCACATCTGGTGAGGGTGCACTAGCACAACCCATCGTATTGAATGGTAGAATCGTTTCTATCGCTATTATTAACTCTGGTCGTCGTTATACTACTGCACCTAAGGTAATCATTAATGGTGATGGTTTTGGTGCTGTTGCTAAAGCAAGTATTGCAACTACTGGCGAAGACAAGGGTAAAGTTATTGGTATCGAGATTCTTAACAGAGGTATTAACTATCGTCAAGGCACAACTAGTGTTAGACTAGAAGCAGTCGGTGAGCTTGCAACATTCACTGCAGAAGTATTTGAGTGGAATAAAAACTTTGAATATGACCTTGCAAACAAATATGACATTGCAAGAGGTTATGTATTCACTGGTCTTAACAACCAGTATGGTGGTGAGTATGCACACGTTTCTGATCCTAAAGAGCTACGTTATGTGGTTGGTGATAACGTATTCCTCAATCAAGAGACAAATCAATTCCAAGAGATCTCTCAGAATTTCCAACACTCTCCAATCTTGGGATGGGCATATGATGGTAACCCAATCTACGGTCCTTATGGATATGCAAATCCAACTGACCAAAATAGTGGTGTAAGAAGACTTCGCACATCATATCGTCTAAAACCAGAGATTGTAGAAGATCCAATTACAAATCCTAATCCTAGCAGGACAGACGGTCCTCTACTTGCAGATTATCCTGCAGGATCATTTGTGCCTGATTATGAGTATGTTTTCCAAGTAGGTGACTTAGACCAGTATAACGGTCGTTTCTGTAAGACTCCTGAGTATCCTGACGGCACATATGCATACTTCATCACTATTGATGCATCTGATAGAGGTAATCCAGAATTCCCATATATTATGGGTCCTGCGTTTAACTCACTTCCAGATGAGTGGAATTTAAGTCAAGGTGCAGTCCAAGAGAATATTCCTGCTGATGTTGTTAGATATCGTGTCCCATATGAGAATGTGGACATCGATGTTGAGCGTCAACCCAACCAAGAGGCAGATGTCCTTACAACAGAGATTGAAGGATATCCTATTATCTTTGAAATTCAAGATAGTAATAATGACGGTTTAATTGATGCTAATGAGCAACAAGAGATTCTACAACTACAAGAAGAGCCTACTCTACAAATTTACGATTACTTCCCTCAAGTCTCACTTGAGTCTAAAGTTGACATCGATGTAGAGACTGTTACCCAGTTTGAGACTGCACAAATTGATGGATTCGTTATTGAGAATCCTGGCAGATCTTATCAGGTAAATGATACTGTATTCTTCGATAATGAGAGCACTGGTGGATTTGGTGCTTCTGCTATCATTGATAGCATCAAAGGTGTTGCTATTAGTGCATATGTCAAGCAAATAATTGGTGACAAACCATATGGTGTTATTACAACTGCTGAGAATCATGATCTGATTCAAGGTGATGAGATTATTGTTAATTCTACTCCTATCCTTGCAAATACAAATAAAGAGTATGTTGTAAAAGTTGTAGACGGTATTGAGTCAGTTACAGTCGATCAACAAGGTGTTGGTTATAATGAAAACATTCCACCTGTATATGAGTTAGTTGATGCATCTGGTGGTATTGACGCTGAGTTTACTATCAACCTAGACGCTGCAGGCGTTGCTGATTCCTTTAATATCGTCAACTCTGGTAATGGATATGATACTTCTAATCCTCCACAAATCAGAGTAACACATCCTCAGTCATTCACTAAGACACGTTATTGGTTGTCTGAGTATTTGAATGACAGTGGTAACATTGAAATATTCGATAGTATCATCACTGCTAATAGAGATTACTATATTTGTGGATCTCTAGTAGAAGATCTTGACGGTGACCAAGTTGGTTTCATTGCTAAGTTTGATGATAACGGTGAAGTGCAATGGGTAAGGACATTGCTTCCAAACAATGCAGGTGTTAAGAAACTTGAGTTTACCTGTTTGTATGTCGATGACTCAGAAGAAAACGACGCCATTTATGTTGGTGGCCAATCATATGACCCATCAAACGCCAATTATAATCCAGATGTTTGGTTTGGTAAATATATCTCTGAAAGAGATAATGCCAACAATCCTACAGGCACACTGAAGTGGCAGAAGTCTATTGCAGGTATCTCTGGTGGACAACGTAGAGACTATATTACAGACATCTATCTAGATCAAAATAAGTCTATCTACCTTGTAGGTTATACTGATACTCAAGCAATCGACGCTAACGATATTTGGATTATTCAATCTAATAATGATGGAGATATCAAAGAGAAGCGTAAGATTTCTTCTCCAAATGGTGATGAGGATATTACACAGATTAGATGGATTGCAAATGATCAATTCTTCTTTACTGGTGTAAACCAAACTACAGATAACCTAATCTATGGCACATTCTCCTACGATGGGTCTAATATTAATGTAGACTATGTTAAACAGATACCTGCTCTTGGTGGGTATGTAAGAAACCCAAGATTCACTATTGACGAGTATAGCGATGTATTCATACTCTACGACGTATATAACAATGCAAACGGCAAGTTTGAGAGAATTCAAGTTGGTAAACTTGCTCTCCTTACTGCAAACTCTACTCAGGCAGATGTGCAAGGTAACCAAGTGCAAGTGCCTTGGTTGTGGAGAAAATCACTAACACCGCAGGGAGATTATGTCTCTATCAAAAATACAGGATTACATGTTGATGTATTCGGTGATATCGCTATTACTGCTGCTCTTGATTATGACGAAGATAGAAAAGTCAATATTGTATCTTCACTCAAGTATGATGGCACAATTAAGGCAGAATCGTTAATTGAAACTACTGACTCTGTTGGACAGGTCGGTAAGACATCTGTTGTTGATAACTCTGGTGATATCGTTACTTTTGCTGAAAGATTGATTCCTAATCAACTTGCAGTCTATAGATTTGATAATAGTGCTGATTTAGACTATGACACAACTAAACAGACTATATCTACTCTTACAATTCAAACACCTGCTGATGCCATTGTAGATACTGGTTATTACAAGTTTGGCACTGGATCACTTAAATTCCAAGCAGCAAACCGTGCTACTGCCTCAGGTCTAGCATGGGAAGGTCAAAACTGGACTACTGCAGCATGGTTTAGTATGAATACCACTGCATATGCAGCAGGTAATACTCCACACTTCTTTGACACTGTTGAAGTAAATGGCACCTCTGGTGTTTCTGTATACCTTATGGGTATCTCATCTGATCCCAACTTTGGTAAAATTATTCTTGAAGTAAATGGTAGTGTAGTTGCTTCTTCTACAGAGACTACTTACTGGGGCAACTTTGCTGCTGCAGCATGGCACCATATTGCACTTGTTAAAGAAAATACTGGATCAGGTGTTTGGGAAATCAATGTTTACTATGATGGCAACCTTGCAGTCACATATCAAACTCTAATTGACGTTAATATGGCGTCTGTTGGATTAGGTGGCACTGAGCCTTCTGTAGCATCTAAAGCATTTATTGGTCATATTGATGATTGGGTTATATCTAAACTTGATGAATATGAGTCAACATTCTCTACTCCTCTAGTTAAATTCCCACTGTCACATGAAAAGAGTGACATAGTTGCTGTTAAGATTGATAAAGCACATACTTCTGGAAGAGGCACATATACTCTAACTACACCTACTAACTACGAGAATCTTACTATCAGTGAGTGGACAACTGGCACATGGTCTGATGCAGGTCTTCCTGCTATTGACCAGTGGGATGTGGGTGCAGGTGGTCTACAACTACTTGACTTCTCTGATACTCCTAGTGTCTATACCCCAGTCCAGACATATACATGGACTAACAATAAAGAGAATATTGCATCTAAGTCTTCTACAATTCCTGTTAAAAATGGTAAGAAGATGTTTGTTACTGCAAACGTCGTCCCCAAATTCTATATTAAGGATGCAAACTATAGTAAGATTGACAACGTTTATGAGTTGACACTTAACCAAGATGTTAAGTTTACTAAGGGTGCAATCCTTCAGCAATACAATTCTCTTGGTGTTGTCCAAGCATACGGCACCATTGTAGAAGTCCCAGTAGGCACTACACTTAATCCTGGTCTAGGCAACAAGTATAAAGTTGGTAAGATCTTCGGCACTATCAACAATACTGATCTTCTTAGATCTACCGAGGCAACAGATATCAACGAAATGCCTGGTAAGTTTGTTGGTATTGAGGAAGAAAACCTTTGGGTAACTGCAACTGCATATAATACTGGTGATAGAGTTTACTATGCACAGAAGATATACGAAGCACAGGCAGGTGGCACATCAGGCGTAACACCTCCAACACATACAACTGGTGCAGTATCTGACGGTGCTATTACTTGGGTGTTTATCAGGAATGCAGGTGAGTTTACCATTGACATTCAAGAAGAGCCATATCCTACACCTCAATACAGAGATCTCGACATGGAGCGTTGGGATTCTGGCATCCTATATCCTGTTGGATATCAAGTTTATTGGAAGCGTAACATATATGAAGTAACGGTTGCAGGTACATCTGGACTCATTGCTCCAGTCCATACAACTGGCACAGCATCTGATGGTGGCGTTACATGGGAATGGAAATCTACAGAGTTAGCATTGTCTGACTACGCTAGATTCCAACCATACGATGATAGAGGTCAGTATTCTGTTAAAATTCTTAAGACACAACCTGCATCTTCTTACATACCTGGTGATGTTATTGCAATTAACTCTAATAACATTGTTATCGATGATGATGGAAATGATGCATATAAGATTGTTAAAGTTACTGGATTCCCATCAGTTAAAGAGGTTGAGTTAACTTGTGTCCTTAAGAAGGATATTAAAAAGACTAGCGAAGCAAGATCTGATCTTGTTTATGCAACATCTGTTACACCTCACAACTTCAGAGAAAACGATATCATCTTTACTGAAGGATTTACGACTACTGAATATAACGGATCATTCTTTATCAGTGAAGTATTTGGTAGTAGAGAATATGTCTTTGGATTGAGGACAACTGCAGCAGGTGATCCTCTATTCGTACAAGGAGCAATATCTAGCGTTAAGATATATGCTAAGCATCCATCACTAACCTTTATCAGAAATCATCAATACGTCTTTGACGTTGGTGATGCATCTAACTTCGGTTACTATCTGTCATTTGCACAGGATAACCAGTATAAGTTGGAATACTCCTTCAATAATATTACTCGTGTTGGCACACCAGGTGTCCAAGCAGAAGGTTTACGTCCATACGTTAAATTCTCTGCCATAGGTAATGTAACAAATATTTCTTACTACTTTGATCCATCTAGGATTGGAGCAAACTCACCTGTTGGTGCTAACTCCTTTGTTGATGTTATCAAGACTCCTTATGATGGCACATTTAGAATTTCTCAGGTTGTTAATAACACTGAATTCAAATTCCCATTAGATCTTGAGCCAGAAACCTCATCTGCTGAAGTCCAAGATGATGAGTTTGGTAATCCATACTCCTACTACTCAACCACATCTGTCAAGGCAATCGGACCTATCAACACTATTAAACTAGTGTCTGCAGGTGGATTCTATCAGAAACTTCCTGTTATCTCTGACATTGCATCATTTAGACAGATTGAGCGTATCACCATTATTGATGGAGGTACAGAATATCAACCTGGCGTTTACTATAACGTGCCTATCGATGGAGATGGTGAGGGTGGTCTAGCAACTCTTACTGTTACTCTCGACGAGGAAATTGGATCTGGCACAATCACATCTGCTACTGTATCTGATGCAGGTAAAGGTTATACAACTGCATCCATAGACGTTGATGCTATCACTGGTATCTTAGGACCTACTCTTGCAGGATCTGGTGCTGCTCTAGACGTTGTAATTCCTGCTGAAGGTGAAGGTGCATCTGTATTCTTGACTGGTAAGAATATTGGTAAGATTAAGAGACTTAAGAATAACGAATTTGGTTTTGGATACTCTCATGACTATACTCTACGTCCTGAGATTACATTCCCTGTTAACCTTCAACTATTCAATACTTCAATCCTAACTGAGATTAAGATTACAAATCCAGGTTCTGGTTATACCTCTGCTCCTGCAGTTGTAATTGAAGGTGGTGGTGGATCAGGTGCTGAGGCAGAGGCGGTTATCAAAAACAATCGTCTTAATGAGATCATCATCAAGAATCCAGGTCAAGGATATTCATCTGAGCCTGTTGTAACTCTGAAATCAGAATTCAACTATGTTGTTAACTTAGACCTTAACTATCTACAGTTTAACTTCCCACATGGTATCACAACTGGTGCTGCTATTCAGTTGCGTGCTGATGATGTTGGATCTACAACTGGTATTCTACCAAAACCAAGTAGTGCAGGTTTGACTACTTTGGTTGATGGACAGACATACTATGCTATCGCTGACCAACTAGAATCTGATCAATTACGCTTCGCATTAACGTTACAGGCCGCACAGTCTGGTGACTTTATCACCTTCCTAACACAAGGTGAAGGACGACAAACTCTCTTGACCGAGGTGTTTGGAGGTGCTGCTGATGCTGTTGTTGCAACTTCTAGATTCTTAGAAGGTGAGAAAGTATATCAAGGTAACTCTCCTGAGCAAGCAACTGCAGAAGGTTTTGTTTCTACTAACACTGGTTGGCAGATCGGTCCTAAGATTCTTAAGATCGTTGATTACACAGGTAACTTTGTCCAAGGTGAAAAAGTATCAGGTGAGGTTTCTAAAGCATCTGGTATTATCGATAACTTGAGCATTGCTCGTGGTGTATTGAATATTGACTCAATTACACAAACACCTGGTAGATTTATCGATGATGTTGGTAAACCATCTGAGATTGTCCAGAAGATTCAAGATAGTTTCTTCTATCAGTCATTCTCTTATGTTATTACATCTGAAATTCCTATTACAAAATGGAAGAAACAAGTATTAGATAACAACCACCCAACTGGATTTAAGATGTTTGGTCAGTTACAACTGACTGGTGGAGAGGACGTATCTGGTAGAAAGGTTGGCACAGAATTTATCAAAGAAGTTAATATTAATGAGTATACTAATGTAAACCAGATTACATCATTCGGTGCTGCTGAGCCAGTATATACTGACTATAACAACACAGAGGTGCTATTCAGAAATAGAAGATTGACTTCATCTGAGGAAATCTTGACTTCTATCGTTAAGAAGATTGATGATATTTCTGGTGACTTTGATGGTATTAAGAAGTCCTTCCCAATTACTGTTGAAGGTGAAGGTGTAATTGTTAAAGGTAATCAGTTATTGATTACTTTGAATGGTGTTATCCAAGCACCTGATACCTCATATCAAATTGTTGGTAACCAAATTGTATTTGCTGAGCCACCAAAAGCAGCATCACAGGTTAGATATAGAGCTGTTAGATTTGCTACTATCCCTGTATACAGAATTGCTCTGCAGAATCCACAGGGTATTTTCCCTGAGATGGGTCAGCAAATCAATGGCGAATCATCAGATGCATATGCAACTGTTGTTGATTCTGGGACTTTCCACATTGACGTAATCAATATTACTGACGGACCTTTTACTATCAGTGAGATCGTTAAGAGGACTAACCTATTCACTGCTATCGTAGAGTCTGTTACTCTACTCAATACTGAAAACCTCTTCAAATTCCAAGAAACTATCACTAACTTTGAAGGTGATATTGCAATCATTGAAGAGACAAACCTTGATGCACAAGGTAATGCAACTGATACATTACTCTTGAGTAAGACTTCAGGTACTGCAAGATATGAAACTGGTATCTTTGATATCAAGTTAAATGAATACATCTACTCAAGTAAATCTAAGATTGTTGCTCAGATTACATTCATCAGTCCATATCTTGATCCTAATACTGGTCAACCTGTTGACACTCTAATCATTAACAGAGGATCTACATTCTTCGGTCTTATCTACGAAAGACTTGTTGCTATTCAGAATCCTAACGTTATTCTGGATGATATCTCACAATCTTCTATTACACCTGTTAAGTTGTATGATCCTAGTGCAAGAATCAACGAAGACTTCCTAGACTTTGAAGAGGTTAGAAGCACTGAGATTGAATACGATAATCTTTCTAGTGGCACATTCCAAGCTGGTGATGCTCTAAGAAACAAAGCAATCTTCTATGCAAACCTTGTAGGTAATGCAGGTAACAGAAAGAATGATGGTGCTAGAAGCATCCGTAGAAATAAGCAAGAAATTATTGATAGAGCAGAGCGTTATGTTGCTGTAGAGCATCCTGACTTCTACTATCCTGGCGACGTCCAAACAAATACAACCTCAAGATTCAGAGATGCATATCGCATGATCTGGAAAAATATCGAGGCAATTAAACTAAGAGCATACGATTTACAGAAGACACAGTTTACTGGCACTGCAGCAGGTGATAAAGAAGCATACATTGCTGACGTTATGTTATGGTTGGAATGTATTGCTCTTGACATCCACTCAGGTGGTAACCAGTATTCACTGAAATGGATTAACGAATACTTCTCCGACGCTGCAACTTTCTCCTATAGTAGGGCACAGGCCGAATTGATCTACATCGTTGAGCAAGCGAAAGATCTAGTGATGGCAGCAATTACAAACCAGTTGACTGGCGTATTCAGTGCAGTCAATTCTACCGATGAAGCAACTTATTATGCAGACCTCTCAATCACAGCAGACCCATCACCAGGATCTCCGTATGCGACTCCAGGCAGCAATACAGATAACGCTACTGTTGATAATTGTAGCGACGTGCAGTCTGCAATTAATACTATCTGGACATGGCAAAACGAAGCACTCACAGCAGGAAACCTAAATGATATTCCTGATGAGGTTGCTCCTACAGTCTCTGTTGGTCAAGAAAAATGTCGTCGTGACTTAGGACTCTTTATTGAAGCAATCGCTGATGACTTGGCATCTGGTGGTGAATTCCAATCTCAAAACTTCTCAGAGCAATACTTTGACGCTACTGGTAACTTTATCCTTAACGGATTCTATGGTGAAGTTGCTGAGTCTCAGACTGCTCTTTTGAAAGCAAGAGATACAATGTATTATGCTATCAATAACTTGCTGTTTATTAAGGATATTGGTAACGAAGGATATAACTTGAATGATCCTATCACTTATGGTGGATCTGCTCCTGCACATACCTATGATCCTAACTACTCTTCTGGTAATGCTCAGAGTCTTTCTAACTGTGCTGATGTGCAGCAGAATATCAGATTCCTAACTGATATTATTATTCATTCTGTAACTGCAGAGAATACACATAACCTTACTGGCACAACTTCATACACATCTGAGGGCACAGGCGGTCCTAAGATCACTGGTGTATTTGCTGATCCAGTGCCACAGGGTAATCTTAAGATTGATGGTGCAAACCTTCTTCTTAACAACAAAGAATTTATTGCTGCAGAAGCACTTCACGTTTATAAGACTGCTAACCCATCATTTACTCCACATCAGACTGATGCTGATTGCACAGATGATATTGAGGATGTAATTGAAGCGATTGCTTACGACCTTAAGTATGGTGGTAATAGCAGAGTATATGATGCTGCAACCTATGCTATTGCATACGATGATTCACCTACTCTTGCAAGTCAGGTAAATGGAATCTATGCTGCAGCACAAACTATTGCACATCAAGTTATCGATAATGGTAGTCAGACATTCACAGTTGCTAATGTAAACAACGGCACTAGGACTTTTGATGTCACTGTCCCAGTTGTCACACTAGATGCAGGTGATGCATTAACTTACGTTGGTAACGGTAAGATGGTTGTGGCACCTCCACAATACACACCATCTGGTGCTACTTACGATCCTGTAACTGGTGATTTAGTCCTTACTATTGGATCTCATAGTATCACTGCAGGTAGAATGGTTTCTATCGCTGCAAATAGTTTGACCTTTACTTGCACGATGGATGGAAATAGTAGTCAGAAGACTTATCCTCGTGCATCAGATCCTTATTATAATGTCCCTCTAGAAGTTAAATCTGTTGTTGCAAACACATCAATTACAGTTAACGTTGGTGCATCTCCGATAGTAACATTTACTCCTACTGCTGTTAGTTACAACCCTTCTAGCGGTGTAATGGTCATGACCATTGGTGAGCACAAGTTAGAGGCAGGCACACATATTAAGATTGCTCAAGAATCTCTAATCTTTAGATGCTCTCAGGATAACTATCAAACTGATCACGCTTATCCAAGGACAACTGACCCATATTATGACACTTCTATTGAGATTACTGCAGCAACATCAACTACTATCACTGTAAACGTTGGTGCTGCAACTGCACAAGGTCAGTATGATCACATCTTCCAGAGTGCAACATTTGGTGCTGTAGTTACAGGTGGTAACTATACTCATAGTTTTGTAAGTGCTGCTTCCAATGCAGTTACTTTAGATGCTACTGCTGATATTGCGAATGCAACCTACGACGTCACAAATGGCACCCTCTCTGTCCAACTTGCAGAAAATTATACACCTACTCTCAGCAATGGAGATACAGTAAGACTACATTACTTACATTTTGTATCTAAGACATTCGGTGACTACTTCTATCCTAGAGTTGCTGCTACTGGCAATCATGGTAAGAGACAGTGGTTTGATCAAGATCTAACGCCTTATAATCTAAGCACTAACGGTTGTGCAACTGTTGTATCTGCATACACAACACTTCAAAGTGTGTATACAACAGCATATACCAACAATAACATGGCACATGCCACTCGCACTGCTCCTACCGAAAGGACTATCACTGACGGTGGATATACTGCGGGCGAGACACTTCGTGTTTCTAAGTATGCATACAAAGATCCTTCTAGAGGTCTATTCTTACCTGGCGAAAATCTTAAGGGTGTTACAACTAGAGCATCTGCACCTATCAAAGGATCTAACTCTGGTCTTAAGTGGATCTACAGTGGCACAGCAACTGGCACATTCAGTATCGGTGAATATGTAACTAACTCTACTTTGATTAACACTGCATGCACAGTAGACGAAATTACAATTCTTTCTTCCTTATCTAATAGCACCAAATCTATAAGAATACCTAATACTGGTAGCATTATTCAAACTGCTAGAAACGATTTCAAGTTTGGCACTGGTGATTTCACCATTGAAATGAGACTTCGTTTAGATGCAGTATCTGGTAATCAAACTATATTTGATATGCGTAGACCTCAGGCAACTGGTAGTGGTCTAACTCTTGAAGTCAATGGTAGTGGTAACGTTATCCTTAAGAATGGATCAAGCACGCTTATCACATCCACCAACACTCTCATTGCACAGAGATGGCATCACATTGCTGTTGTAAGAGAGTCAGCTGTCACCTCGCTGTATATCGATGGCACACAACAAACAACATACAGTGATACAAACGACTACCCCTATGCAAGATTTGGTCTTGGTAAGGATGTCGCTAATAGTCAGCAGTTGGTCGGCAACCTCGATAACCTCATTGTCCGAAAGGGCACTGCTGATTATACTGGTGCGACAATTAGCCCTTCCTCTGATCCAGATTTCACTAGAACTGGCATTGTATTTGGTCTTAACGCCGAGGCTCCGTTTGTGGTATCTACGACGGAGACATATGCTACGCTGACTGGCATAACTCTATCCTCTTCGACTCTTAAGTCTATTGACTACCTCAACAAACGTATCACAATCGAGGAAGTTGATCTAGGTAGAGAAATCTATAGGGATGCTGCAGATATAATTGATCTTAACCGTGATTGGATTGCTGAGGAAGCAGTCGGTATCATGCAAGCATTCTTCCCTGACTTTACAATACCAGGCGATACTTACGGTAGTGGTGGCACAATGAGTGGCACAAACGTTTGTATTCGTGACACAAGAGATTATATCTTACCTGCTATTGTCAAGGATTTGAGAGAAGGTGGTAACTATAACGTTATCGTTACTGCTCGTTTCTATCGCACAAGAGGTGGTGAGATCGAGTATATCGGTCAAGAGTTACTACAAACTCTATATGCATGGCGTGAAGTTGTAAAACTTTGTAAGTATGTCATTAACACTACTGACGTTACACTTACAGGCACATATACAACTAAACTTCGTGTCCCACATGCACTGACTGGCACAACTCAAGTAGAAACACAATTAGATACTTTAGGTGATTATATCGCTGACGTCCTTGCTCCTACTGGACATAGATTCAGAGATGCAGGTGCACTTATCTGGAAAAACCGCGATTATATCGCTGAGGAAGCAGTCGGATATATCAATGCACTTTATACTAAGACAATCAATGGTAACCCAGTCCAATTCTTAACTATTCCAAACAATACCAAGTGTTTGCGTGACCTTAAGGATCATGTATTACCTGCTGTCATTGGTGACATCATCATGGGTGGTAATGCTGAAACACAGAAGGTTATCGATAGTTACTTGAATAGTGACAATGAGATTCTCTACATCACTGATGAGTTGAATCCAATGATTGATGCTATCAAGTTTACAGAAATGCTTGCACTGAAAGCAGTTAATAATATGCTGCTCTCACCAGGCGAAACTTCTGCTGCTCTTGGTGCTAGTGCAACTTATCAAGATGAATACTATGTGCCCATCTACACTTCTAGATCAGCATATAGAGATGAGACAATTACTTACGATCCTAAGCAGTTTGATCAGTCAAGGACAGGATCTAACAAATACTTTGATGCTGCAGATCTAATCGATACTAATGCAAGAGTCATTGCTAAGGAAGCAGTTTCTACAATGAATGACTTGTCATACTTCGGATCATTTGTTGTCCCAACAGGCAACCCTGTAGATTGTGAAGATGACGTTGTTGATATCTTGAAAGGTGTTTCACATGACTTACGTCATGGTGGTAACTCCGAGACTTACAGAATTGGTAAACTATATGTAAGATCTGATGGTTTCCTCAAGCATATTGAGGGTGAAGAAAAGGCATCTAAGACTGTGTTTAGAATTGCTAGAGACATGGCAATCCTAACAATTAGAAATGGATTCGGTCGCGATACATTACCTGGTCACAATGAAGTAACCTTCCAACCAGAAAGTTATGAGCGTAATGGTGCTTCTAATAATAGAATCTATGCTGCTCGTGCTATCGAAAGAAACATCAGATTTATTGCAGAAGAGGCAGTCCGTCGTGGACTAGACCAGTATCCTTCATTGAGTATTAATGGTGGATCTAGTGCATTGTGGACTAAGGAGTTTACTCCTACTGATGTGCTTTACAACTCTAGTAATGGTCAGATGGTCATTACTATTGGTAAGCATGAGATTCAGAAGGGTGACACTATTAGAATTACTCCTTTGGGTATCACTATGAGATGCTCTCAGGATAACTATGCAACTGATCATCCATATCCTAGGACAACTGATCCTGTATATGAGAAGAATATTCTTGTTGAGGATATCTCACAAACAACTATTACTGTAAACGTCGGAGCATCTCCACAAGGTCAGCAGTATGAGCACCAATTCCAGAGTGCACTTGCAGCGTCTGTTAAGTGGGGAGATAACTTTGGTGGTCAGAAACATACACCAAGTGACATTACTTATAACTCTGCCACTGGTGATATGGTCATGACATTCAATACTCTTGACCATGTTTATAACATTGGCAATCGTTTGATGATTGCTCCTAACTCACTGACATTTACTTGTGATCAGGATAACAATGCATCTAATCATTCATATCCTAGGACAACTGATCCTTACTACGGTAAGACAGTTGCTGTAACTGCTGTGGGCACAGGCACCGCTAACATTACTGGTGCAACTTATGATTCTGCTACTGGTGTATTGAATATTACATCTGCAGGTCATGGTCTTGTAACTGGAAACAGGATCAAGATTGCTACTAACGGCATCACATTTACATGCACACAAGATGGAAACAACTCAAACCATTCCTACCCAAGAGGATCAGACCCCGCAGCTAACAAGTGGTTACTTGTTACTAAGATTGATGATGATACAATCAGTGTTAACGTGTATCCTTCTCAAGTTGGTCAGCAATATGCACACACCTTTGTCTCTGCCACAGCTGGTGCACTTATTAAACAGTCTGGCACTGTAACAGTCAACGTTGGTGCATCTCCTGCAGGTCAACAATATAACCACACATTTGTAAGTGCTACTAGAGATTGTATCACTGCTGCAGGATCTATCGATTGCGTCCATGACGTTGCTGATATCCTTAAGTGGCATACCTTCAACCTAGAGTATGGTGGTGACAACATGGTTGCTCTTGGTGCAGGATTCTATGTTGAGAATGGTGTTATCCAACATATCCAAGGAGTTATCAACGAGACAACTTGGATTACAAACACTGCTAGAGATATCGCTAAGCAAATCTATCAAGGCACCACACCTTCTAGACATGCTTCTAACGGTGCTGAGTTTACTCCTCTTGCTGATATTGAAGATAAGTGGGTCAATAATACTGGATCAATAAGTGCTGTAAATGACGCTGATGTAGATACCGAAGTCAACAGACTTATCAGTATCGTTACTGACACCATCAATGATCCTGATGGCAATGACAACACCACCTATCCTAATAGTATTAGTGGCACATTTGAGGCAACACTGCCAAACATCTGGCCAGCAAAATATGGTGGAGATGTCCCACTTAGAGATCTTTCTGTTACATATGACAATCAAGCATCAGAATGGAATCAAACCTGTCCTGATCAGAGATCTGCAATTAACACATTGATGGCAATCCTTGAGGGTGGTATTGATGCTGCTGTTGCAGGTAATGGTAACACATACTATGGCACAACTGTTACTCTAACTAATCCTACTGCTCCTACCACAACCGAATACAACCTCGGCACATGCTACGACGTTAGACTTGGAATCCAAGACAAGTATAAGGTCATGTATGAGACCTTATCTGGTGGATCAACAAGTAATAAGATGGCAGCGAAGATGATTCTCTTCAACAAACCTGCTATCAAGAAGAGAGCATTTGATCAAACTGTATCCTTCTATCCTACATACGCAGGAGATGCTGATTTTGCAGATCAAATAATTCATGCTGTAATTTACGACCTTGTTACAGGTGGTAACGGTGAAGCATTTGATTCTATCAGTAACTGGTTTGACGGTGACGGTAATATGATCGTTTACCAAGGAATTGTTAGGACTCACCTCATCTATCACATGACTCGTGTTAGAGAGTATTGTAAGTCAATCATCTATGCTCCTGACGGTGCAGGTTGGATTCCTTACATTGCAGATCCTGGTCTTTACATTGCACCTCTCAGGACTGAGTGGAATCAGGAATCTACAGAATTCGATATGGATTCTAGTTTCAACGTCTTTGAGTTTGCTCTTGAGCAATCTAAATTCTCTACCGAGGCGAAGACTACATGGATCGCTAATACTGACGTCCACAACAGACACAACGCATATAACGAAGGATTTGATTGGAATACTGATCCTGCTCTTGTATCTCTTACTCCTACAGTCCGTGCAGGATTTGATAGAAAAGAATATAGAGTTAGAATCTACCGTGCTAACTTCTTCAGACGTGGTGATGTTGTCCAATATATCCCTGCATCTGGTAGCACATTAGTTGGTGCTAACCAGTCAATGTATAAGGTCTTGAATGCTGAGGCAACATTCTTCGAGATTGGTGCTGTATCAACTCATGATGGTAGATTTAGACCACTAGTATTTGATGATACCGCAAACACATCTCACATCTTCCAAGTGCTTGTTAGATCTGGTGTTAACAGAGCAACTACTGTATACGGTAATCCTGATATTGAGACTCCTTACTCAGGTGGATTTATTGATGCTGATGTCCTTTACGGCACAACATCTGATGTGTTTGCTGAGATTGGATCACAGTCCTTCAACAGAGCATCGATTAGAGAGACATTCCTATATGTCAGACTTAACAATCCTTCTGATACTGGTGTATCTAAACTACAGAATGGTGAGCGTGTATTCAAATCTGGTGATGCAACTGCGATTGGTAAGATCTTACAGGTTAACTACAACTCAGACAATACAGAAGTAATCCTTAGGGTAACTGAGAAAACAGGACCTAACTGGGCAGTTGGTGATACACTTGTTGGTGAGGATAGCACTGCAACTGCAGATGTTACTGCTATAACTGATCGTCTACTTCTTAACGTTGATCTTGGTAACTACGCTGTTGGAGATAAGATCTTTAAGAAGGCAGATAATACTGAGGCAGACATCGTATTCTACGATAATAAATCTGGTGCGATTATCGGTAACGATGGTGGTCGTGTTGTTATGGATGTTGAGACCATTCAATCTGGATGGGAGACAAACGATATCATTTACGGTAGTCTTACTGATTACATTCTTGATGTCCAAGGTATCTACCAACCTGGTGGTGTTGCAGAGGTTAACGATATTATCCACGGCACAGAGGTTATTGAATTAGATCTTGGATCTACATTTATTGAAGCAGGTATCGCTGCTACATTCCAAGTTGGTGATGAAGTTAATATGCTTCAAGGTACTGTTATTAAGAATCCTGGTTTGACAGGTTATGTAACCAAGTATCAAGAGCCAGATGCAACAGCAACTCCTCCTGTCCCACACAAACTCTGGATTGGTAATATTCAACCTGTAGGTACAGGTGCACCTGTAAGTGAGTTTACAAACTCAGGTATATTCATCGGTAAGTTTGATATCTCTACAAACTTCCCTGTTATCTACTCTAACGTAACTGCAGTAAGCAATCCACAGTATACTTCATACGCTAAGATCGCTAAGATTGAGCAGCAAGGTATTACTGCAAGAATCTGGGTTGAGCAAGCAGTTGGTGAATTCTATGACAACATGACCATCAAAGGAGATGATGGTTGGGGTGCTGCTGTTGCTGATGCACGCACACTGGTTGGACGTGTTGATCGTTACTTCAGAGGATTTGACGGTGTGCAACAAAACTTCTCACTATCTGTGGAGAATGGACAAGCATACTTCCCAGATCCTGCAGGACACATGCTCATCTTTGTTAATGGTATCCTACAACCACCAGGTGCTATCAACGCATACACTGCATTCTCTGACAAGATTCAGTTTACTGAGCCACCTGAGATTGGATCTGAATTTATTGGATACTACGTTGGTAAACTAAGACAACTTGATGACATTGGATTCGAGTTTGATTCATTGAGATCTTCCTTCAACTTGAAGTTAGATGGAATCTTCTACTCCTTGACATTGACTGAAGGTGTATCTTCTGCAACGATTCTTCCAGAAAACAATATCATGGTTTCTCTCAACGGAATCATACAGGAACCAGGCGTATCATATGAGATCGTTGGATCTAGAATTATCTTTGCTGAGGTGCCAAGAGCAGGAGCAACCTTCGTTGGATTCTCTTACATTGGATCTGATGCTGACGTTATATCTGCAACTGTTGTCCCACCAATCGAAGCAGGTGACGAATTGGAAATCGAGGGTGAAGAATTTGGTCGTGAAGTTGCTCTGATTGAGTCTTCTAACTCCTTGATCACATTTGAATACACTGGATCTGTTAAAGGTAGAAGTGCAGAGGCATTGGCAAACATCACTAGTGGTCAAATTGTCGCTGCTACGATTACCAATCCTGGCGATGGTTACACTTCCAAACCTAACGTTGAGGTTATCTCCTCTACTGGTTTTGACGCAAGATTGGTGCCTATGATGGGTATCCAGAGGATCGACGTAAGGACACCTGGTGTTGGTTATACACTTCCTTTGGTTGCTGCTGAGACTACAGTTGAGGATGATTTTGTTACACCTACTGGCACACCTGTTAACGGTGGATTTGATATCTACGCGGGCGAGGGTATTGATAATCAAGGTAACCCAATCGTTGTAGAAGATGGTCTAATTAGAATTACAATCTCTCCTGTTAACGTTACTGTTAACCAAGGTCAGACTGCAGCATTTACTGTGGTTGCTGAGTTTGTAAGGGCATCCGATGGTGCGATAAATACTACTACACTCAACTACCAGTGGCAGAAGAAAGACTACGGCACAACTGTCTGGTCAAACATCATTGGTGGTAACCAAGCAACATTCAACACAGGCACTTCAAATCAACAAGATGATGGTGATGAATACAGAGTTGCAATAACAGCAGCAGGTGCAACACCTGTCTACAGTTTCTCTGCAATCCTGTCTGTCCAGATCGGCACCACAGTGATCTCTAACTTCAACCCTGCTGATATCTTTGACGACGCATGACCGCTACAGCATCCTACGACTCAGGCACGAAAATACTCGCCGTAACTGGTGACGGACTTCCCGATCCAGTTAGTTACGGCACCTTTCCTAACCTAAACAATCCTAACGCAGTTACTGAGCAGGCATTTAGTCACTCATTTACTTATCGTGGTGGTGAGTTTGGTGTAGAAAGGACTTTTGATGACAACACTTATTTTCAAAGTGGATTTGTTATTTCTATTAATCTTTCACTTACTGACAATGGATTATTTTCTTCCCAAACTATTGCTCCTGGCGATCATTTATTCTTTATCTTCAGTGATGGTAGGAAGCAACGATTTATATTTAGAGGGACAACGTTTACGTCCATTGCAGGGGAATGCTGGCTCGCTACAGACAATAGATTAGATCTTATTGTTGCAGATTCACAAACAATACCAACAGGCACATACACATATTACGATCAAAGAAATGGAAGAATAGAAACACCACTTGGTGCTATAGGTGTTGCTGCTAATGGTGTTGTATTTTTCAATCCTAGTGCAGGAAATGGAGGCAACCCTCCTGTTGGATTTAATTGGAATGCACATTATGAAAACTCACCTGTAGATTTTGGAGATGACTCTTGTGGAGGACATCCAGAAAATACAGGACAATATCACTATCATGATAGTCATTTTATAGATTGTTATAAGGCAAATTCTGCCATGGCAAACTATAACGATTACTATGGTAGTAGTCAGTTTAACGGTGACAATATGCGTCACCCTGACGGACATTCAAAAATCCTAGGATACTGTTTTGATGGTTTTCCTGTTTACGGTCCTTATGCATATGATGTGCCGTTTACAGCATCACAAACAACTAGAAATATGACATCTAGTTATAGGACAAGAAATATTGAAGTGGAGAATAGACCTGATTATGGCACCACAGCACAAAACCCTCCTGCAGGATCATTGATACAGGACTGGGAATATGTTGATGGTGTAGGTGATTTGGATATGCACAATGGAAGATTCTGTGTAACACCAGAGTTTCCAAATGGGACTTATGCATACTTTATCTCTATTGATGGAAACGGTGATCCTACATTTCCTTACATGGTTGGATCATTTAGTAGAGAGAGTTTAAATCAACCTGCTAATAACGGAGCAGCAGCACCTCCTCCACCTCCTGCGGGAGATGGTGGTGCACCACCTGTTACACCTACGTTGCAGATTACTGCTCAACCTCAGAGCTCTACTGCAGCAGTCAACACAACTGTTACATTCACAGTCCAAGCACAGGTGTCACCAATACCTGGACCTATCTCATATCAGTGGTATAGATCAACTGACGATGGATTTGCATATGCTGCAGTTACTGGAGCTACAAGTAATTCCTTGTCATTTACTGCATTGGGTTACATGTCCAACTACAAATATAAGGTTGAGTTACGAGGACCTGCACCTGCAAATAATGCAAGTAACTCACCATTGATGTCTTCTGTTGCAACACTGACAGTAACAGGATTAGGCGGTGGACAAGGTGATACTGACTTCTCATCTACCGCAGTGAAGTATGACACTACGACAGTTACATATGATGCGACCTAAATAACACTGTAGAAAACTACCTGCCATGGCTAAGCAAAATCTAAACGTTGGATCATCAGCGAATGACGGCACAGGTGATACCCTGAGAGATGGTGCTATCAAATTGAATAGCGTCATTGATGAGTTGTATACCAACCTAGGAAATGATACCAACTTACAAGTTAATATCGGAGCACCTGTAAACGATCAAGTGTTGCGATGGACTGGCACGGCATTTACTGAAGCACATCTAGATTCATTGAGTGCTGATCTTAATGTAAAAGCATATAAAATTATTTCTGAGAATAACGAGAATATTGTTATTGAGCCTAATGGCACTGGTGATCTACAATTTAAGGCAGGTAGTCAAGGTGCAGCAAAGGTTTATATTGACGGTGCAGATGGATATCTAAAGTATGAAGGATCATATTCAGCACTCGGAGATCTTCCTACTGCTGCAGATCATCATGGTATGTTTGCTCACGTACATGCTGAGGGTAAAGGTTACTTTGCACATGGTGGAAACTGGATCTCACTGCTAGACGCCAATGATGGTATTTCTATCTTAACTGATGTAGACACAACTGTTAATGGAGGACCTTCTGACGGTCAAGTATTAAAGTGGAATTCCACATCTTCAAAATGGGAGCCTGCTAATGATGAGTCAGCAACAGGTGGTGGCGGTGGCACTACACAAAACCTATTTGAAACATTTACAGGTGACACTGGCACAACAACAGCGTCTGCTGCAAATGACACATTTAATATTGTAGGTGGCACAAACATCTCCACTGCATTGGTAGGAGATACTCTTACAATTACTATGACAGGAGCACTTGGTGATCCTGATCAAAATCTATTTGAAACGTTTGGTGCTGACAATGGTAGCACATCTGCAACAGTAACTACTGACACTCTTAACTTCTTAGGTGGATCAGGTATTAGCACTAACCTCAATGCAGGTGCTATTACTATCACTAATGACTCTCCAAACATTGTCCAAAACGTAATCCAATCGATCTCAGGAGATAGTGGCACTGTAACTGCTGCATCTTCTACTGCAGGTGTAACTATTGCGGGTGGCACAGGTATTACGACAGCAGTTAGTGGATCAACTCTTACAATTACAAACACTGCATCATTCCCATCTGCAAATGAGAATGACAACCTTGTATATGACGGTAGTCAATTCATTGCAACTGAATCACCAACCATTAGTTTTAGAATCACTAGTGATCTTTCTAACGGTTATAGATTCGATGGTGGTGGTGTCCCATCTAATACAAATAATCCAACAATATATGTCTATCGTGGATTTACCTATAGATTCAACAACACTACTGGTGGAGGTCACCCATTTGCTCTAAGACAGAGCGACGGTGGATCTGCTGTTACTGACGGTGTAAGTGGATCGCAATCAGGTATCCAATTCTGGACAGTGCCTCAGACTCTTAGTGCAGGCACAACTTATGTTTATCAGTGCACCATTCATGGTGGAATGGTAGGTAATCTCGTAGTGGTTTAATGGCAAGAACAGTTCCTGGCTCTGGTGCAATTATTCAGCCTGAATTCAACAGTGTGTTTGGAGTCAGGGCGATTGCTGTTGTCGATGGCGGGGACGGTTATGATGCAAACGATCCACCAAAGTTAACTGTCCAAAACTGTGGCACCCCTTTGAGGGAAGCAGTATTAAGACCTATAATCCAAGATAGTAGAATACTTGCTGTTGAGATCTTAGATCCTGGCGAAGGATATGACCCTCTACGTTTAAAGATCGAATCAACAGATCCAGGTAGTCTTGGTGCACGAGGCAAAGTTTTTCTAAATGAGACTGGTGGAATTGATTATATCCAGATGACAACTCTGGGTGATAATTATTTTGATGGCACTAGTGCTGTCATTGAAGGTGGCGGTGGATCTGGATCAGAATTAGTCCCTGTCACTGGTGGTGTAACAGGTCTGGTTATTACCAGAGAAGGTAGAAACTATGACCTTAATGATGCTAACGTTGTTATTTCTGGTGGTGGCGGTGGTGATGGTGCAACAGGTACTGTTACACCCAACCAATTTGGTAAAGTTACATCTATTACCCTAACAAATCAGGGTGAATTCTTTGAGACTGCACCTATTGTGCAGATCATTGGTGGTGGAGGAAAGGGTGCTGCAGCAAATGCAACCATTGACCTTGGTGCTATTACCAGTATAGATCTTACTAACAAAGGTAATGGATATACTAATAGTCCTAAAGTTGTATTTGCTAGAGATACCAACCTCATTCGTAAACAACGAAATAGGCAAAGTCTTAATAGTGTTGTTTATAATCTTACTGGTCTCATTTCAGATGTGGCACCTAGTGATAACACCATTAATGTTGAGACTACAGCAGCGTATCCTGGCTCAGGTAAATTCTTGGTTGGGAAGGAAATCGTCAGATACACTGGTAAAACATCAACCTCCTTTACTGGACTCGACAGGGGTATCAACTTTAGATTTGATCAAAAAGTTATTCTTGACAACTTGCAAGACGATGCTAATGGAGTTTCGCAGTATTCGTTTGAGGTTACCGACCAAGTAAAACGTTTTGTTGCTAGTGCTACTAGTAGGGTTGCCATTGTTTACGACTGGGATCCTGTTGCACATGCTCTATTTCTAACCTTTGAGGTTGACGAGCTAGCATTTATTGATGGTGGTAATTCATCTGATAAGACTGCATCGATTCAATTCGTTGCAGGTAGTGCACAATCTAGTGGCACAGGTGTATCGCCACACGTTATTATTGATAGTGCAGGTAACGACATTGTTACTTTTACAGATCCGTTATCAGCAATCTTAAACAAAGCGTTTGAGGATGATGATGAATTAGACGGAGTAGGTGACGGTATTATTGACCTCGTAAATACTGGCACAGAATTTGAAAATGATATCAACCTAGACGGTGGTATCGCATCATCTAAATATGGTATTGAGGAAGAATTAGGTGGACAGAATATCACCTTATTCCAAGCTGCGGACAAACTATACGACGGAAATAGTCCACCGCAACTTGCAACTGTTGTTACTGCAGGCGTTTTGGGTGACGGAGACACCCATCAATCCTTCGGTGCAATCACTGTAAGAAATAGAAACACAACAGCATATTCTCTTAACGAAACTGTAACTGGTCAATCGACTGGTGTTACTGCAACCTTTAAAGGTATAACAGCAGGCGAGAGAGATGGTGAATTTATTATCAATGTTGAATCTATAACCCCATCAAACACAAATAATAAGTTTAGTGCGGGCGAAACCATACAAGGTCAAGGATCAGGTGCAACAAGCACACACATCTTTACTGAGTATACAACCAGAGTCCGAAATGAGGACGATTAAAAACTCCATAAATAAAGTGTGGGAGACCTATAGCTAAATGGCACTATTAACCGACCAGTTTAGAATTTTTACTGCCAAGAGATTCATTAAATCTCTGGAAGGTCCTGATTCGGCTCAGTCCGACTTACTTGCAGGATCTGCCAGAGATAGACTGTATGTATTCATTGGCAGACCTCAAAGCTGGGACAATGAGAATGACCCACCTGATCCAACAGATTCGCTGCAAGAATTTGCTGACAACTTCTCTGACATGATCTCCCTTAAGAGGGTATTGGCAAACGATACTATTCAAGTTGTCCGTCGTATCAACTGGATCCCACCCGAGCAAACCACTGGTGGATTGGGTTACGTTTACGACATGTATAGACATGATTATTCAGCCACTAAGACTGCTGCGTCTGGTGCGACGAAGTTGTATGACGCTGACTTCTACGTTGTCAACTCTAGTTACCAAGTATATAAGTGCATATTCAACGGCACAAGTCCTTCTGATCCTAACGGTAAACCTTCTACTGTTGAGCCTACTGGCACCTCCACATCTATTATTACGACTGCCGATGGCTATCGTTGGAAGTATCTTTATACTATCCCTGTGGGGCAAGTCCTAAAATTCTTCTCTAACGAATACATGCCAGTGTTGGAAGATACTGCTGTTATCTCTGATGCTGTTGGTGGAGAGATTGATACAGTTATTATCGGATCTTCAGGTACTGGTTATAACAACGGCACCTACGAAAACGTCCCTATTAAAGGAGATGGTGTTGGTGGACGTGTATCGCTAGTGGTTGACGGTGGTAAACTTGTTACTGCTACTGTTACATCTGGTGGATCTGGATATACATTCGGGACAGTTGTTATCGATGAGATCAACGGTATCGGAGCAGGAGCAGGATCTGGTGCATCTGTTGAGGTTATCATTCCTCCATCTGTAGGTCATGGTGCAGCACCTGACACAGAGTTGGGTGGATATCGTGTGATGATTAACACCAAGTTTACATACGCTGAGGGATCTGGTGACTTCCCAACTGATAACGACTATCGTCGTATTGGTTTGTTGCTCAATCCATTCAGATATGGCACAAATGAATTGACTGCAGAATTAACTTTGTCAGGCACAAAGGCAGTTATTTTCTCTCCAACATTTACAGGAAACTATAGCACAGACGAGATCGTAACACAGTCTAGGACTGTTGGTGGTCAGCAGGTTACTGCTAGAGGTCGTGTTGTTTCTTGGAATAGCACTACAAAAGTATTGAAGTATTACCAGAATAGAATCGACGGAATCTTCCCTGAGATTACTGGTAGTTTGACTGAGTTTGATGGAGGTAACCCAGTAGTGGGATCTATCTCAGGTACATCAGGTGACCCAGACATTAACTTCCCTATTGTCTCTGGATCCTCTACCAGAGTCATTAACAACACAGAATATGATCTGGGTATGGCATTTACTAACGGTTATGCAGACCCCGAGATTGAGCCAAATAGCGGTCGGATTATTTACATAGATAATAGAGGACCAATCACTCGTGCGGGCGACCAAATTGAGGATATCAAAGTCGTAATCGAATTCTAACGATGCCACAGAATACCAACCTAAACATTAGTCCATATTTCGACGACTTCGATAAAGATAAGAATTTTTATCGAGTGCTCTATAGACCTGGATTCCCAATACAGGCAAGAGAGCTAACGACGATGCAATCGATCTTGCAAAATCAGATCGAGAATATGGGTCAGCACTTCTTCAAAGAAGGTGCAATGGTCATACCTGGTCAAGTAGGTTATGATCTGAATGTGCAAGCTATTGTACTTCAACAAGCATTTTTGGGAGTTGACGTTGAGACGTATCGTGCTCAACTTAGTGACAAGATTATCTCTGGACTTACATCTGGTATTCGTGCAAAAGTCCTATACTCTATTCCTGCCACTGAGTCAACTAAAGGATATATTACTCTCTATGTGAAATATATTGACTCTGGTGATACTATCTCAGAGACTAATGTTCGTGGTTTCCAAGCAAACGAGCAGTTGATCTGTGAGTCTGAATTGACTTTCGGCACAACTTTGATTGAGATTGGATCTCCATTTGCTCAGTTGCTTCCTGTTGATGCAACTGCAGTTGCTGCTGTAGCATATATCAATGAAGGTATCTACTTTATTCGTGGACATTTTGTAAACGTCCCTAGTGCTTATATTATCCTTGATCAATATACTAACAATCCGTCATATAGAATTGGTCTAGAAGTCGCAGAATCTATCGTTACCCCAGAAGATGATACATCTCTAAACGATAACGCTGCAGGCACATCAAACTATTCAGCACCAGGTGGTCATAGATTTAAGATTTCTACTACACTGGTCAAGAAACCAATCTCCGATGAAACTGATAAAAACTTCATCGAATTAATTAGAATCCGTAATTCTAGGATTGAGAGTTATGTTGATACATCTGCATACTCACAACTTGAGAAATCTTTAGCTCGTAGGACTTTTGAAGAGTCTGGCGACTATGTAATCGACACATTCGATGTTAAGTTGAGAGAGCATCGTAATGATGGATTCAACAATGGTGTATACCAACCAGGTCAAACATCTAGAGCAGGACAACCTGCATCAGAAGAATATGCATCGATCGAGGTATCACCAGGTAGAGCATATATTAAAGGTTTTAGGACAGAGTTTTTAACTCCACAATATGTTGACCTTAAGAAACCAAGAGACTTTGTTGGTATTCAGAATACTATCATTCCTCTAGAGTGGGGTCAATATCTAAAAGTATTTGGTGTATATGGGTGGCCTAACTTCACTGGTGAAGGTGTTAGTGATGCTTATCAGATTGTCGATCTACAGGATGGATGGGCAGTCGCTACTAACAATAGTGTAGTCGGTCAAAAAATCGGACGTGCTCGCTGTGTGCAACTACAGAAATCAGGAGCAGGTCTATTTGACATGTATCTGATGGACATCCAGTTATATACTGCTGTCAATTTTGTTGCAGGTAATACAACTGTTGCTGTTGGTGACAAACTTGTTGGACGCATCTCAGGTGCTACAGGATTTGTAACTGATGATTTCTCAGGACAGAGAGTATCTCTTGAGCAAGTATCAGGTACTTTCATTGACGGTGAGGTAGTCACTAGAGATGGTAGAGTTGTTGGCACACTAGATGCTGTGCACACATATAAAATTACTGACGTAAGATCTGTTATTGGACGCAACGCCCAATCTGTTGTTAGTTTTGCAGCGAAACTATTGCTTAATGACAGAGCAGTTATCAGAGGATCTTCTATTACAATCGATCAGGCAGGATCACCTCCTAAGATTACAGGTACTAATGGATCTAAGTTTGAGCAAGACCTAAGACCTGGTGATGTTATTTCTCCTGACGGTTTATCATCTCCACAAGGTGAAAAGACTCTTGTTATTACGAAAGCAGATAAGAATGCTATCAACCTAACAGCTCAAAACAATACAGGTGTTACACCTTATGTCTTTGATTATCAAGCACAGACTGCTACAGTTGACACTAGTTTAACTAAAGGGACTATTGCAGACGGCACATATACTACTGTTGTAAGATATAGACCATATCTATATGGTCAGAATCAACCTTCTGGTCAGTTGTCTCAGGACATGCCTAAGAGGACAATCAAGTCTATCACTGACGAATCATTCTTTGTCTTTAGGACTTTTGATAACAAGACTGTTGTATCAGGTGGTTTGACTGTTGCACTTCCAGAATCTGAGCAGTTTGCTGCACTGGATGATGACAACTACATTCTTACAATCCTTGCAGAATCTGGATCAGCATATTCAGTTGGTGACAACCTTGACATCGAGGCACTATCTGACGCACAGACATTGACAGTTACCTTTGGTGCTGACAGACAGTCCATTACTATTGACGGTCTTACAGGTGTTACCACAGTTAAACTGACTGCATTGGTATCTAAGAATATCGTTTCTAGAAAAATTAAAACTGCATCTAAGATGCGTGCTATGAAAGTCACTAGGACTTCTAAGCAACAAGACATTCAAAGATTCGGACTAAACTATGGAGGATTGTATGGTACAAGAATCGAAGATCCAGAAATATCATTTGGTCTCAACGACGTATATAAGCTCCACGCAGTCTATGAATCCGAAGATGACAACGCTCCCAAGATCCCTTACGTTGTACTCTCGGAGGCAACTTTCTTTGCTCCTGGCACGGTTGTCACAGGGGTTACATCAGGTGCAAGAGCAGTAGTTGTATCATTTATTAACGCAACTCTAAGACTTTATAACGTTGACCTAAACGGCACAGGGTTTAATCCTGGCGAAACTATTAATGGTCAAGACAGCGATGGTAACGTATTGACTGCAACCATTGATGATGCTGACGGATCTGTTGAAAAAGGATCTAAGGTTATCACTAATCAATATGAATTGAATCAGTCACAGAATGCATTCTTCTATGATGTATCTCGTCTAATCAGAAAACCTGGCACTACTCCTCCAACCAGACAGTTGATGGTAGTGTTTGACTACTTCATCCATGAAGCATCTGGTGATTACTTCTCTGGTCAGTCATACACTGGTATTGACTTTGCAGATATTCCATCACCACTTCTTAAAGGATCTAGTAGGACTGTTAGAGACCAACTTGACTTCCGTCCTGCAGTTGGTGAATTGGCAACAGGACAAGGCACAGTCGGTAGTCCTTTTGAGGTGACTTGTGCAACTCTTGACTTCGATGCTAGACAATTCTCTACAACTGGTCAGGGTGCAGGTGCTGCAGCAGCAGCGACCTTGTTTGATATTCCTAAGGCAGAAACAGAATTCCGTTGTGACTTCGACTACTACCTACCTAGGACAGACAAACTATTCCTTACTCACGATAATGATCTACAGTTGATTGAGGGTATATCTTCAGAAGATCCTCAACCACCTGATAACATTCAGAGTGCTATGTGTTTGGCAACGCTCAAGCATAGAGCATTTATGTTTGATCCAGAGCGTGACACTACGATCAACCAAGAAATCATCAAGCGTTATACGATGAAGGACATCGGTGACCTTGATAAGCGTATCACCAACGTTGAGTATTACACTGCACTATCTCTTCTTGAGATCAAGGCAGAAAATACCGCGTCTTACGACGAGAATGGTTTCGACAGACTTAAGAATGGATTTGTTGTTGATGACTTCACTGACCATAAGATTGGTGACGTCAACAGTAGTGATTACAAGTGCTCTCTAGATTTCAAAGAAGGAATCATGAGACCTTCTCACTTTACTAACAACGTCCCACTCGGAATCAACAATACTAAATCAGTCAACGTCGTTACAACCCCTGCAAATATTTGCATGTTGCCATACCAAGACGTTGTTATCGTGGAGCAACCCTATGCATCAAGAAGTGAAAATGTTAACCCATTTAATGTATTTACTTTCATCGGTCGTATCGATCTTACACCTACATCAGATGACTGGCTCGAAACCAACAGACTTCCTGCCAGAGTAGAAAACATCGAGGGTGACTTTGCCTCTGTTGCTGCAGAGAATAACATTGATCCTAACACAGGTTTTGCACCTATCCAATGGGGTGGTTGGCAAACTAACTGGACTGGCGAAACAACAATTTCTACAGATACTATTATCAACAGGACTGGTAGTCACAGTGGTGGTGGTACTTGGGTCGGCACAAGACACAGAGGTCTTGAATTTATCCACGAAAGACGCACATTTGAAGTTAGAGAGAATCAATCTAGACAGGGTATTAGGACAAGAATCGTGCCTAAGATTGAGAGAAAATCACTGGGTGATTCTATCCTTTCACAGACTGCAGTGCCATGGATCAGATCTAGAAACCTTGCATTCGACGTTTATAGAATGAAACCAAGGACTCGTGTCTACTGTTTCTTCGATGGCGTTGATATTACTCCTTATGTTACACCTAAAGTAATCGAGCTTAATAAGACTGGTAACAACAGTAATGTTAAGAATGAAGTTATTACAACAGCTGGAGCAAACGCATTCAACCAACCATCAGATAGCACTATTGATAACAGTAACCAGATCCCATTCGTGGTTGGTGAGACTGTTGTTGGTATTGAATCTGGTGTCAAGTTAAAAGTTGCACCTGCGGATGACGAATATGTAACAACTCCATACGGCACAGGTGCTGCGGTATTGCCTACATCATATGCATCTAACACTGACCTCCTTAACATTGACATTAACGAGATGGCATCCACCGCTAATGGTGAATTCCAAGGTAATGTGAAAGTTGGTGAGTTGCTTGTTGGACAGACATCTGGTGCTGCTGCTTACGTTAAAGATCGTCGTCTATTGACTGACAACGTTGGTAACTTCAAAGGCACATTCTTTATTCCTAATCCAAAAGTTGACTCTAACCCACGTTGGGCAACAGGTACAAGGACTATCAGATTTACAACCAGTGCAACAAACGAAAGGACACCTGGCACAGTTGACTCATCTGCTGATGCAGAATACAGAGCAACAGGTACGTTGCAGACTGTAAGAGAAAACATTCTTGCAATCCGTAATGCTGAGATTGTCCGTGACACCGTTACTGATGAGAGGACAATCAACTCTACTAGGACTGAGACAAGACAGATCGGTTGGTATGACCCTCTTGCACAATCATTCATTGTGGATGAAGAAGGCGGTATCATGATCACTGGTGTTGAGATCTTCTTTAGGACTAAGGACTCCAACATTCCTATCTCTATGCAGATCAGGACAATGGAAAATGGATATCCTACAAAAGATATCTTGCCTCTATCTGATATTACTATCAACGCTGCCGATGTTGAAATTTCAGAAAGTGGAGCAATCCCGACGAGGTTTACGTTTAGATCTCCTGTCTATATTAAACAATCGGTTGAATATTGTTTCGTCTTGCTGTCTGACTCTAACGAATATCAAGTCTGGATATCCAGAATGGGTGACGTAGAGAAGTCTGGTAATAGGACGATCTCTGAGCAACCATATGCAGGTGTGCTATTCAAATCACAAAACGCATCTACTTGGACTGCTGACCAATATGAGGATCTCAAGTTTACAATTTATAAAGCAGCATTCGACACTACTCTTGATGGCACCGTAACTCTCGAAAACGTTGAGATGGGTGAGACTAATGGTGGTTATACAAGACTTACTGACAACCCACTGGTTACTATTCAACCTGAGCAAGTATTGACTTTACCTGTTGCAGGTGGACCTTTCAGTTACACAGTTGGTGCTAGACTAACACAAAGTCCATCAGGTGCATCTGCTACTATCGCAGCGTTTGACTCGGTAGCAACTCCTAATACTATCACAATTAATGATATCTCAGGCATCTGGTCTGCAGGTTTCATTGACGGTAGTGGTAACGCATTCCAAGGAATTGTATCATCTCAGGCAACCGCTATTTTCCAGTTGTCTACAGTGTCTAATGGTGACTTCTCACCTAGACCTAATCCTGCAACAGGTACTGCAACAACTACAGTTGATATCATTACAGGATCTACATCAAACTCTACTGCGAGAGTTACTGCATACTATGCGACAGGTGATACTCTCCCTGATACTAGTGTTGCATCCAACCCTGTCTTATATGTAAACTATGTTGATAAAGACTTCGACCTTGCAGATACTCTGTCGGAAAATGGCGGTGTTGTTACTGCTACTATCTCCTCTGTTGCCTATAGTGGAGACACAAGGAATAACTACCCTGTTTCGGCACCATCGTATCAGGCGAAGGATCGTAAAGTCCTCGTGTATCACAAGAATCATTGTATGCACCAACGAACCAACAATGTTGATGTAAGAGGCGTAGTCTCAGAAGTCCCACCAACAACGTTGACTTCATCTCTATCAGCAGGTGCTACAAGTATTAACGTAGAGGCAGGTGCAGCATTCCATACACAAGTTAATGGACAAGCAATCGGTAACTTGAATCCTGGCTACCTCATGATTGGTAGTGAGATCATTCAATACTCTGCTATCTCTAGTGACGGTAAAGTTATTACAGTTGCTACATCTGGTAGAGGATCTAATACGACTGCTGACCAAGATCATCCTACTGGATCACAGGTCTTCTGTTACAACTTTGATGGTATTCCTCTTACAGAAATTAACAAAGTCCACGATAGTATTGGCGATCCATGGATGGATCATTACCTACTCAATACTACATCTGTTGCTAACAACGGTATTCGTGGTGGTGGTATCCATGCAATCGCTTCACAAAACTTCCAGTTTGAAACATTGCGTCCATCGGTTGCCAACCTGGTATTCCCAGAAACAAGTATTGTTGCTCGTGTAAATACTACGTCGGGCACATCTGTTGGAGACGGCACGACGGTTGTTGATCAAGCGTCATTCGTTAACAATGGTACATATTATGATATCACTTTAAATACAGAGAATTATTTCACAACTCCTCAACTCATTTGCTCTAAGGTTAACGAAGACAACAAGTTGGGTGGTAACAAATCTATCTCTCTTGATTTAACACTTCATACGGATAACCCAAATGTCTCTCCGTATGTTGACCTAGATAGGACATCTCTTATCACTGTCAGCAACAGAATCAATCAATGGCCAGGCGGTCCTCAAGCTCTTGGTATTAACACTCTGATTGAATCAACTGCTGATGTATCTCTAGAACCTAGTGGAGATCAAAACGACGCCGTTTATCTCACTCGTATAGCAAACCTTGCTCAACTTTCACGCACACTTAAAATTGACTTTGGATGCTATAGACCACAAGGCACAGAGGTAAGAGTTTATATCAAGACTTACGAATCAGGAAGTGAAGTCGATCCAAATACAATCAACTTTGTAGAGGTGCAACCGAAAGTGGGCATTCCTGCGTCCGACGTATTTGAATTCAGAGATTATTCTTATGAAGCGACCGCACTTAACTTTAATGCATTCCAAGTCAAGATTGTATTGAGGTCTAAGAATCAGGCAATAGTCCCTCAGGTAATCGACTTTAGGTCAACAGCACTCGCTACTTAAAGTACCTAAACTTCGATCCCGAAAACCGACAAGCTGATTCTACTTATTATTTTGATCTTTGTCAAGTATGGACATTAAAAATCTGATACCTGTTGATGGAAAAGAGGGTTGGTATCGTGATCCCCTGACAAATGCCATCATCAATAACAATACATCCGAATACGAAAAATACATGGCTGCCTACAACAAGCGGGCAAAAACTGAAGTCACAATCGAGACTTTACAAACTGAGGTTGATGAAGTAAAATCAGATCTGAAGGATATTAAGGGTCTACTCAAATCATTATTGGAGCTACAAAATGACAGCAACTAAAACTGAAACTCTTTCTAAGGAAGAGCTTCTTGATCAATTCAAGACACGTTATGGCAAACTAGTTGAAGAAAACAAAGAGCTAAGCGAAAAGATCCGCTCTAACGAGCAGACTGCACTCAAACTACTGGGTGCCATCGAGACACTGGAATATCTCTCCCCTGAGAAACTTGCTGCAACAACCGAGGTCACTGAGGACATAAATAACTCAGACGAATAGTGTGCTTTGCAAGGATCCTTAAGCAATGGCAAATAGAATACAATTAAGACGTGATGGTGCTCAGCAGTGGGCAAACATTAACCCGATCCTCGCCCAAGGTGAGTTGGGTATCGAAATCGATACGTCGAGACTGAAAATTGGTGACGGTGTTACTCCGTGGAATAGTCTTCGCTACGAGCGACCACTAGAGACGGAAAGTAATACTGCGAACACTCTTGTAAAGAGAGACGCCGATGGTAACTTCGAGGCAGGTGCCATTACTGCTTCATTGGTGGGTAACTCCGCTACAGCAACTAGACTAGCAAACGCTAGACAGATCTCCCTTGGTGGTGACATGTCTGGTAGTGGTACGTTTGATGGATCCGCAAACTTAACCATTACTGCTGAGTTGAATTATCAACCAGGTCTTCCACACTATGATCCTAACGATCTAGATGCTACAGCACAATATACAAGACTAACTGTAGACTCTCGTGGTCGTATCGTGGATGGTGATAACCCCACGACTCTTGCTGCGTACGGTATTGCTGACGCTCAGTCTGCAGATACAGATCTACAGTCTATTGCAGATATGACCTCCTTCGGTCTGATGTCACGTCAGGCAGAGGGCACCATTACAACTAGGACTATCACAGGTGGTAGTGGTCGTATTATTGTTAATAATGGTAACGCACAAAGTAACAACCCATTTATTGACCTTGCTGATACAACGGTCGTTGTTGGTTACTACAACCCTACTGGTAACCTAGACACACCTCTAATCTCAGTTAACCTACCTGATGATCAAACCGTCAACACTACTGAATTTACTGTTGATAGATATGGTCGTCTGACACAGGCACTTACCATTCCTATTGCTACTGCAAAGGAAGGTAGTGAAGATCCTGTATTCGATAATGCAACAGCATACTCAAGATATGATAAGGTCAAAAACTCAAGTAGTCGCTTGTATGAGGCTATCGCTGATATCTCTTCTGGAGGCGGTGAGCCTACACACACGGACACCTCCGACGCAGGGTCTTGGAGATATCTGGGATCTGCTGTAAGTCCACAGAAAGGTCTTGCATCATTTAACCAAGAAGATTTCGATGTATCAGCATGGAATCCTGCCTCGCAGTATGAGGGAGGATTTGTTAGTATTGCTGCAGCAGGTGTAGACAATACACAACTACAAAATAATCGCGTTTCGTTTGCTGACGGAAACACAAAAGAAGACTTTGAATTAGATCAGGAGTTGACTGCAACTACTGGTTACAGAGGATTCAACTATCTCAACTATGTTAAAATTAACGATACGTCAGGGTCTCTTCTATTCGGGGCTAATAATACTGGCGACTCTGGGGCTGGAGAGGTTGATATTAATGTAAGGACATATATTAGTGATCCTGACATTACACTTGACGGTGCCGTAAATCAGAAACTAGACAAGACTGGTGACGGTGATCTTACTTTCCAACACACACAAAATACTACAAATAATCGCACCCTGCTAATCAATGCGACTAATGCAGGTAGTGGTAATGCACTTATTAACATTACTGCTGAAAATGATATTACAATCAATGCCACTAACGTTGCTAACAGAGTCAACGTAGAGGATTTCCACTTCCAAGATAACGTCATCTCGACTACCAACTCAACGTTGGTTATCGATCCTAATGATGATGACGGTGCTACTGGTCTTGTTAGAGTCCGTGGTGATCTTCAAGTAGATGGCACAACTACAACTGTTAACTCAACTACATTAACTGTCCAAGATCCAATCATCACTCTAGGTGGTGAGGATACTCTTACATCTGATGACAATCTTGATCGTGGTGTAGAATTTAGATACTATGATACTCAAGAAAGATTCGGATTCTTTGGGTGGGACGAGGATTATGCAGACAGCAATATATGGTCTGGCACTGGCGGGTATCGCTTCCTCTACAATGCGACCAACTCTTCTGAAACATTTACTGGGACTGACGCTCCTATCATTGGTGGTAACCTCAGACTAACTACCAACACACAATCAACCTCAACCACTACAGGTACTTTAGTTGTAACTGGTGGTGCAGGTATTTCTGCTAACGTATACATTGGTGGCACACTTGATGTTGCCCAAGATGTAGACATTAATAGTGGAGAGATGACCGTTACTGCATCTAACGGTAACATCTATACACAAGGTGACTTGCAGGTAGACAGCAACGTTATTCTTGGCACAGATGCAAACGATACTGTTACTGTAAACTCTGACTCGACATTTGAAGATGACGTTAGAATTGTCGGTCCTAATACAGTATTTTCTATCACAAACGGCACTGCCGAAAAGTTTGTCATCGATAGTGACAACGGAAATATCCACAGTGATGGCACCCTTGATGTCGATAGTGGTGTTACATTCAACAGCACACTTGATGTAGATGCTGCTGTCACCTTTAACAGCACTCTGGATGTAGACGACGATTCAGTATTCCATAATGACATCACTCTTGATACTACTGGTAAGTATTTCAAGATTACTAATGGCACAGATGATAAGTTTACCGTCCTATCTACAAACGGTAATACTGACATCAGAGGCACACTGACTGTTGGATCTGCTGTAACATTTGAGAATAATCTACAAGTAGATGGAAACATTACACTTGGTAATGCTTCTACTGATATTCTTACTATCAATTCTGATACTACAATCACAGATAATCTCACAGTCAATCAGTCTGTTGACTTTGATAGTAGTCTTAATGTTGACGGTGCAGTTGATTTCAACTCAACTCTTACAGTTGATGGTCAGACTACAATCTATGATTCTTTAATCATTCAGTCTGATAACGAAGTATTTAATATCAATAATGCATCTGGTCAAATCCAATTTGCAGTTGATAGCGATAACGGTAATACAATCATTGGTCGTGTTGGTCAGGGCACAGGTACACTTACTGTCCACGGTGACGCAACATTTAACGACAATACACAGTTTACTGACAACGTAACTATCGGTAATGCAAACACCGATACTCTTACAGTCAATAGCAACACAACTCTAACTGACGACGTTAGAATTAATGGGTCACTAATTGTTGACACGAATGCTACAATAGAAGGTAACCTAACTGTTAACGGCACAACAAGCACAGTTAACTCTACTGTTGTAACGTTAGACGATCCTATTATCACTTTAGGTGGTGACACTGCTCCTAGCAACAATGATGCTAAGGATCGTGGTGTTGAGTTTAGGTATTACGATACTCAAGCAAGACTAGGATTCTTTGGTTGGGATAACTCTGCAGGAAGATATGCACTTTATCATGCTGCTACTAATTCTTCAGAGGCATTCGCAGGCACAAGATCTGGTCTAGATGCAGGATCAATTAAATTATTTGACACAACAAATGCGACAAACTCTGCTTCTGGGACTCTCATCGTTGGTGGCGGTGTTGGTATTGGATTGGATCTCTACGTTGGAGACGATCTCATCGTCACAGACGATGGATCATTTGGTGGAGATGTCAGTATCACTGGCACGCTCGATGTAACATCTGACTTTGCAGTCAACTCTACTAAGTTTACTGTTGCGT